CCCCTGGGGCCGGGCCGTGCACACCACCCCCGTCCGGCACGAGCCAGGCGGGGCGGGGGTGGCTGTTTTTAGGACGAGTTGACAGCAGGAGCACCGAACGACACCGCGAAAACCCAAGAGGGAAGGAAGCTCCGCGTGTTCATCGACATCCCGAGCGAACTCGAAGCGGCTCTGATCGACTGTTCTCTTCCGCCCTGGCAACTGGACGGTTCGTTCCTGGCACAGTCCACCATGAAGGAGTACCGGACCAAGCTGGCGGCCAGCCCGCGGTTCGCGGAAACGGCCGCGGCCCTGCGCCACGCGCTGACCGGGGAGGGCGGTGGATACGCCGTGCTGCGCCTGGGGAACCTCGCCGAAGCGCTGGGGACCGGCGTCCGGCTACGGCGGCTGGCGACCGGCTTCGCGGCCGAGGTGGCGGTCCCCTTCTCGCCCTTCCCGCGGTGGCCCCTGTGGAAGGACATCGGCGTCAAGGTCGACAAGGACCCCGGCAAGTCCAGCGGCATCGGGTACAACGCGTTCCACATGGACCTGGTGAACGCGAGCCAGCCCCCGGACTACACCACACTCCTGTGCGTTCGCCCCGACCCGCTCGGCGGCGGCCCCAGCATCCTCTCCGACGCCCACGCTGCGGTTGCGCGGTTGTCTGAGGACTGCCGCTCCCTGCTGGCCGAGTCGGCCTACCACTACGGGACCTTCTTCGACCTGTTCGGCGTGGGCGAGGAGTACAAGCCGTTCTCGATCCTGGACGGCTCCGACCCGGACGAGGGGTTCGTCCGGTTCACCGCCAAGATGCTGTCGAGGTCCGAACTCAGCCAGGCGCACGTCGAGGCCGCCCGCGAACTCGCCGAGGAACTCGTCCAGGGGCAGGTGACCTTCATGCTCCAGCCTGGGGACTACCTCATCGTGAACCAGCGCCGCTTCCTGCACGGCCGGGAAGCCCTCCATAGCGGTCAGGAGACCGTCCCGGTTGCCGACCGGCGGCTGCTCCTCCAGCTCTTCCTCCGCGCGGGGGCCGGCGACGGCTCGGCCGCGTAGCCGGCCGACGGCACAGGTGACTCGCCAAGTCCCGCCCCCGGGTCCAGCCCCTGAGCACGCGGCACGGCCGCGGGGCGGGGCCCGGTCGGGTGCCCCCGGGCACGGTCGCGCACCGGGCTCCCCCGGCCCGTACGCGTTAGATGAGCGAGTTGCGCAGCGACTGCCACACAGCGCCGGCCAGCGCCCGCGACGCCCGCGGGACCGACAGACGCTCGTGCTCGCGGTACAGGGCCCAGTTGTATTGCACCAGCGACAGCTTGTTGGAGGACAGCGATCCCGCCTGGTGGGCCCGGTATACGGCAAGCGGCTCAGCCAGGCCCCGGGCGTCAGCACCGTCCCGCATGATCGACAGCCAGAGGGCGTAGTCCTGACGCTTGCGCATCTCCGGCATCAGCCTCGTGCCCAGGACATTGCGGTCGTACATGGCAGTGAGAGCACCGATGTGGTCTTGGACCAGCATCGCGCGGTAGTCCACGTGCTCCCGCGCACGGATCACCCGCCCGTTCGGGACCCAGTCGGTGCTCTCGCCGTCGTAGTCGGCGTCCATCTTGAAGTACGAGGTGAACGTCAAAGGCGCAGTCGCCTCCGCAGCGAAGGCGAGCTGCTTCTCGGTCTTCTCCGGCAGCCACATGTCGTCGCTGTCGAGAAAGGCCACGTAGTCCCCGCGGGCACGCTCGATCGCGAGGTTACGGGCCCGGCCCGCACCGCCCCGTTCGGGTGCCGACTGAGGCAGGACGCGCTCGTCCTGCTCGGCGAACTCGCGGAGCAGGTCCATGGAGCCATCGGAGGACTGGTCGTCGGTGACCAGCAGCTCCAGGTCGCTGTGGGTCTGCGTGAGCACCGATCGGACGGCTGCGCCGAGGGTGGCTGCCGAGTTGTACACGGGCATCACGACGGACACCAGGGGCACAGCGCTTCTCCTTGCCAGATCAGGAACGACGGTCCATTCAAGCATCGCGATCGAGTAGGAGCTGCCATGCAGATTGTTGTCGCTGGTCAGGGCTATGTAGGGCTTCCCCTGGCCGTACGCGCGGCCGAGGTGGGGCACTGTGTCGTCGGCTACGACGTCGACACGGACCGTGTCCAGCAGCTCGCGGCCGGTCAGTCCTACGTGCGGGACGTGGACTCCTCGCGGCTGCGCGCAGTGCTGGACTCCGGGGCCTACTCCGCGACCGCCGAAGGTGCCGCGCTGGCCGGGTTCGACATCGCGGTGATCACCGTGCCGACCCCGCTGCGGGACGGCGTGCCCGACCTGACCTACATCGAGTCCTGCGCCCGGACACTGGGTGAGCACCTGCGCCCCGGCGCGACCGTGGTCCTGGAGTCCACGAGCTATCCCGGCACCACCGAGGAGCTGCTGCTGCCGATCCTGGAAGAGACCTCGGGCCTCAAGGGCGGGGCGGACTTCCTGGCCGGCTTCAGCCCCGAGCGGATCGGAAACAAGCGGTGGTCGTTCGACGGGACGCCGAAGCTGGTGTCCGGAATCGACGCCAAATCGCTCGACGTGATCAAGGGCTTCTACGACGGCATCTTCGAGACCACCGTGCCCGTGTCAGGGCCGAAGGTCGCCGAGCTGGCCAAGCTGCTGGAGAACACCTTCCGGTTCGTCAACATCTCCATGATCAACGAGATGGCGATGCTGGCCGATGCCCTCGGCGTGAACATCTGGGAGGCGATCGACGCCGCCGCGACCAAGCCGTTCGGATTCACGAAGTTCACCCCGGGGCCGGGGGTCGGCGGACACTGCCTGCCCGTCGACCCGATGTTCCTCTCGTGGAAGGCCCAGCAGGAACTTGGCATCCCGTTCCGTTTCGCGGAACTCGCCGCCGACGTGAACCGGCACATGCCCGACTACGTCGTCCGGCGCCTCGTGGAAGCACTGAACAAGCGGGGCATGCCGGTCAGCGGATCTCGGATTCTGCTGCTCGGCCTGACCTATAAGTTCAACGCCACCGACCTTCGTAATTCTCCGTCGGCACGGGTCGCCGAACTTCTCATCGGCCTCGGCGCCGATGTCTGTGGCGCCGAACCCAACATCCCGGACGGCGACGACATCGGGCTGAACGTGCCTCGTGTCGATGCCACGCCGGAAGAGGTAGCCGCCGCTGATGCGGTGGTTCTTCTCATGGATCATCCGCGATTCGACCTCGCGATGATCGAGGAGCACGCGTCGTACGTGCTCGACTGCCGAAACCGCCTGTCCGGGGCGAACGTCGAGACCCTGTAGCTCCCGAACTCCCCTGGTTTGCCGCTGACTTCAACCCCTGGAGTTCCCTTGCGTGAAGAGTGGGAGCACGTCCACACGGACTATGCCCGGCCCGCGCAGCGCCCCGCTCCTGCCTCGTTGGCCGAGAGCGAGGGCGACTGGCGCCGCTACCTGGAAGGTGACACCCCGAACGGCTGGCTGATCCAGCACAGCGCGATGGCGGAAGCGCTCACCAGCGGCCGGCCCATGTACCTGCTGCACACCACCAAGGACATCGCCGCGATCCGCACCAGCGGTGAGCTACACGTCTCCACCGGGTGCCTGGTCGGAGCCCTGTACTGCGCCCCTCTGGTACGTCAGCGTGAAGGAATGCGTCCGCACAACCTCGGCGCCTACCTGATGCAGACGAAGCCCGACACCACGCCCATGATCTTCGAGGTCATCCCGGACGCTCCGATTCCAACCAAGGGTGTGGATTATCTGCATCTCGGCGCCATCCACCTGCGTACCTACCTGCGCTACCGGAGCTTTCTCACCCGGGCCGAGAACGACCAGCTCGAACATGTCGTGCTGGCCGGACTGGGCGCCGCGGCCGGATTCCTCGACACGGCTCTGCGCAACGCAGTCGGCCGCGCCACGGCGGCCCCCGAGTTCATCGACCAGTTGGCCGCTGCCGTGCCCTCCGTCCCGTTTCTCGGCTACCTGTACTTCGAGGTCTTGTCCGAGTACCTGATGCTCCACTCCAGGACTCCGGAGACCAAGGGCTACGCCCAGGTCGGAGAGCTGAACAACTGGCTGTACAAGCGACTCGCGTTCGCCGCCGTGGATGGCATGCACCGGTTGTTCGACCTGGCTCGCTTCCATCCGCGCCACCAGCAGCTCGTCCAGCTCATCGCCGGCGTGGAACCGGCGCTCGCTCCGGGAGTCGCCGAGTACGTGCGGCGGCGACTGTCGCACCTGTTCGCCCGGATCGCGCTGCACCCGTCCCAGGACGCGGCCACGGTGACATTCCGGGGCATTGATCTCAGCGCGCTCCGGTACGTCGCGCCGGGACTGATCGGGCAGATGATCTTTCGCGAGGTCCGGTACATGCCGCGCTATCGGCAGCTCTACCACTGCTTCGAGAAGGCCAAGGCGCTGGAGGCTTGGGACTACTGGAACCACGAGGGCATTCCCACGCCCTTCAACGGCATCCTCCCCAAGGGCGAGATCGGGATACACCCCGTTTACCCCCGGTCGGCCGTCAGGGCGTGGACGGCAAGGCAGGACAGCAGGGGCTTCCTGCACCCAGCCCAGGAGATCACCGCGGTCCTCACGCCGCACCTGGCGTCGTGGTGGGCGCCCCCTCGCAACCGCGGACGGATGATCACTACTGATCCGCAGGTCACGATGGACCGTAGTGCCCCGTCCTCGGTTCCCGCCCACCGGTCATCCATCGAGGGGATCTCCGCGTGACCACGAAGCCCTTGACGATCCTCACCGGCATCAACCGCACGTCCGAGCCTTCGTCCGGCAGCATGATCCTCGTCGGTGACCTCTACCGCGCCATGCCCGAGACCCATACGACCTTCCTCGGCCGGGCACCGGTCCATCAGGTGTGGAAGACCGCGTTCGATCACCTGATCCCTCTCTCCACGACGAAACGACCCCAGGGACCCGGCTTCGACACATACGTGGACGAGCTGACGCAAGAGGTAGGGACGCTCATCGAGCAGATCCGACCGGACGCCATCCACGCCCAGAACGTCGGGTTCGCACTCAGCCTCGCGCTCAGTCGCACCGCCGGCACCATCCCGATCATCTCCATCGCTCACGGCCCCGAAGTGATGGCAGCCGAGCGCAACACCGCGGAACACGAGGCGGTGCTCGAAGTCGCCGGCGCCAGCGCCGCGATCGTCACCCCGACCTCCGTCCTCGCCGACCGCATCGACCGCCTCACCGGGCGCCGGTTCACCGACCGCATCGTCATCATCCCGTGGGGTATCCGCCTGGCCGATGCCCATGTACGCAATCAGCCGTCCGCAGGGACTGGACCCCTGTCTCTGGTGCAGGCCGGTCGCCTGGACGACAACAAATCCACGATCACCGCCGTCGAAGCCCTCACATCGACCGATCAGCCGCACCACTTGACCGTGATCGGCAAAGGCCCCCTACGGGAGCATCTGGAACAGCGGGCTATCGAACTCGGGCTGCGGGATCGGGTCCATTTTGATCCGTTCCTGCCCCGCGCCGAACTGTGGCGCCGCCTGCCGAACTTCGACGCCTGGGTCTTCACCACCACGGGTCTGGAGGCTTTCGGACTCGTCCTCATCGAGGCTCAAGCCCACGGACTTCCGGTTGTCTACTCAGATCTTCCCGGTGTGAGGGAAATCCTCGGGGGCGCTGGCGTGGCCTACACTCCTGGCGACCCGCGCTCGCTGGCTGTGGCCCTAGACGAGATGGGCCGGGACTTCCACCGGCGCAATGCCCTGACCAAGGTGGCTTTCAATAACGCACGCCGATACGACATCGCTACCACCGGCCGCCAGCTTCGCGAACTGACGCGCCGCGTTACCTCCTAACCCGATGCTTCCCTGTCGGCACTCCGCTGCTAGGCAGCGTCAGCGATCTTCTCGCGGACGGCTTGGAGGACGGCCAGGGCGACATCCCACTCGCCCAGGTCGTCCTCTTTGTGTTCGCTGGGGTTCTCCGCCACCCGCATGCCGTAGGCCCACACCGTGATGCTGTATTCCCGGGCTGCGTCGGGGGTCATCTTGGCGATCCGCCGACGAGCGTCGTTCAGGAGCTGGTCTTCGATGCGTCGGGTGAACACGGCTGGCCCTCCGGGGAGTTGCGGCGGTAGTTGGGCAGGAGATGGCCCTCGGAGCTGAGGACGGACGCGGGGCGGGCACTGAGGGCGTCCGTGAGGGCCTGGTGCTCGTCCTTGGCGCGGGAGGTCCAGCGGCCGACGACGAGGCCGAGGGTGCCGAGCCTGTAGACGGTGACGGTCTCGGCCCGCCGGTAGGGCGGCTCCGTCTCCTGGTGGTAGGTCCGGTAGCGGCGGGGCCAGTCGCGCCGGCAGCGGGTGGTCGTGACGAGCATGCGCGTCACCAAGCGGCCGGCGAGTACGGCTTGTTGTTGAAGTGGGTGTTGATCATCCGGCCGGGCGAGCCTGCGTTGCGGAACCTGTCCCACTCGCGGCGGGTGACGTTGTAGTACTCGTAGCCCACGCCATCCCGGTACAGGCCGGGAGCAATCCTCTCGCCGCGGAAGCGGACGAACATCGTCTTGCTCTTGTAGTCGTAGCCGGCGGCCACGGTCCGCGGCCTCGGCGGATTCGAGGTATTGGTGGGCCGCTGGGTGAGCAGCATCTGGTCATCACCCATGTGGAAGGCGCGTACGAGGGCCGCGAACTTGCGGGGGCCGAGCTGCTCGCGCGAGCTGAGGATGTACTCGCGGATTTCGTCGTCGCTGAATCCGTGCAGGGGCATGAATAACCCTCCCTTCCGGGGCCGGTCCTTTGACCGTAGGAGGGGAGGGTTTTCCCGCGATATTCGATGCGGGCTTTACGGGGCCTGCGTCTTCCAGTCGATTCCCCAGGGGTTGCGGTGGTGGCCAGCCGGGAGCCGGGACGCGTGGCGGTAGATCATCGTGGTGGCGAAGTCGCTGTGTCCGAAGTAGGCCATGACGCGGTCGTGGCTGGGCTGGGCCGGATCGACGAGGGCGAGGGTGATCGCCGTCGCCCGGCCGTCGTGGGGGCCGATACTGAAGCCGCAGGCGGCGCCAGCGGCCTGGACCATGCGGTAGATGCCGGAGGCGTCGAGCCGGGTGTGCTCCAGCTCGCCGGTGAGCGGGTTCCGGGTACGCCGGCCTTCCGACATGATCAGGGGTCCCTCGGTGCGGCCCTTGAGGTACTCGTCCGTCGCCGCGGCGAGACGGCGGGGGATGTCGATGTCAGCCCAGCCGCCGCCCTTGCGGCGGAAGCGGAGCATTCGGCCGCGGGGGACGTCGTAGAACCGCTCGACGTCCACGTTCTCGATCTCTTCGCACCGCATGCCGCAGCCGTGGGCGTAGCCGTTGGTGACTTGCGCCCGGAGTGAGACGGCGCGGGCCGCACGCATGACGTCGTCGATTTCCCAGGGCAGCAGGACGGTGCGCATTTTGCGCTGCCGTTTTTCGAGCTTGATGGCCCGGACGGGATTGGTGCCGCGGATCTGATGGACGCTGGCGTAGTTGAAGGCGCTGGAGAGGGCGTCGTACTTGGCCTTCAGGCTGGGTGTGTCGTAGGGCAGGCTGACGCACTCGGTGACGCAGTCGCCAGGGTGGCCGTCCCAGTGCGGGCTCTGTAGGTAGTCGAAGTAGTCCTCCAGCTCGGCCACGTCGGCGTCTCTGACCATGCCGATGTCGCGATGATCGCTGTAGCGCTCCATCCATGTCACGAAGAGGTCGAAGTAGGGGCCGTATTTCCGCAGCGTCCCGGCGTTCTTGATCTGGCCCTGCCAGCGGTCGATGAAGGTCGGCAGGTCCCAATCGGTGTTGCGTGAGCGGCGGTTGCGGTCGGCCCAAGCGGGCGGGGCGGTGCTGGTGGACATGGGGGGACCCTAGCCGTCTAACGCATAGGTAGTTACCGACTTCCATGCATTGGTCGCTCCAAGTGGATTATCTGTCCATATTTGCCCCGCTTTAGCTTCGCCGGCATGGGGACCACGCCGCTCGACGCCACAGACCATGAGCTGACGCTGGGCGTGCCCGAGGAGCCCGAGCCGGCCTCCAAGAACAGCAGCGACCAGGCCCTCATTGAGGACATCATCGACAAGGTCATCCTGGTCATCGACGAACTGTCCGGGCACCCGCTGCGCCCCTACCAGCTCCCTCTTGCCCGCCGGATTCTGGAGTCCCTCATCACCGAGGACTCCGCCAAGATCACGGCCCTGTGGTCCCGCCAGTCCGGCAAGAGCGAAACGGTCGCCGACACCGTGTGCGGGGCGGCGATCATGCTCCCCCGGCTCGCCAAGCTCTTCCCCAAGCTGCTCGGCAAGTTCCGTGAGGGCCTGTGGATCGGCGTCTTCGCTCCCACCGACGAGATGAGCGAGACGTTGTTCTCGCGCATCACCGGCCGGCTCACCTCGGAGCGCGCCCAGGATCTCCTCGCCGATCCCGATATCGACGACAAGCTGATCACCCGCGGCAAGATGCTGCGCCTCAAGCGCTGCGGGTCTCTGATCAGGAAGCAGACCGCCCACCCGAAGGCCCAGATCGAGGGCCAGACGTACCACCTGGTCGTCATCGACGAGGCCCAGGCCGCGGACGACAAGGTGCTCAACAAGAGCATCGCGCCGATGCTCTCCTCCACGGCCGGCACCCTGTGTCTCACCGGAACCCCCTCCTACACGAAAAACGGGTTCTACGAGCAGATCCAGAAGAACCGGCGGGAGTCGACGAGGAAGGGCAGGAAGACCGACCACTTCCAGGTCGACTGGAAGGAAGTCGCCAAGCACGTCCCCCGCTACCGGAAGTTCGTCGAATCCGAGAAGGAACGTCTCGGCGAGGAGTCCGACGAATTCAAACTGAGCTACCGGCTGATCTGGCTGCTCGACAAGGGCATGCTGGTCACCTCCGACCGGTTCGACGCCCTCGGCGACGTCTCGATGCGGGTCGTTCAGGAATGGCACCGCACCCCGGTCGTCGTCGGAATCGACCCCGCACGGAAAGCGGACTCCACGGTCGTCACCGTGTGCTGGGTGAATTGGGACTACCCAGACGAGTACGGCTACTACGAACACCGGGTCCTGAACTGGCTGGATTTGACGGGCCTCGACTGGGAGACGCAGTACTACCGAATCGTTGATTTCCTGTCCCACTACTCAGTATTCGCCATCGGCATCGATGCCGGCGGCCTGGGCGACGTCGTCGCCAGCCGACTCCGCGTCCTCATGCCCTACGCGCAAATCGTCGACCTCAAGTCCGACCGCACCAACCAAACCAAACGCTGGGCCCACATGATGGACCTCATGTCCAAGGGCCTCGTCATCTGGCCCGCGCACGCGAAGACCCGGCAGACGAAAAACTGGCGCCGCTTCCGGCAGCAGATGGAAGACGCGGAACTCACCTACCAGGGCCCGCACATCATCGTTGCCGCTCCCGAGGTCGATGCCGCCCACGACGACTACGTGGATTCCCTCGCCAACGCCCTCTACCTGACGGCCGATATCGCCATGCCGGAAGCGGAGATGCACAACAGCCCTTGGTAGCCATTAACGGCGCAAAAAATGGCGTGCTTAGCGTCCTTGGTGAGACGTCTCAAATTGGGAGGCCACCATGGCGCAGAGCCCTCTCGCCCCGGACCCGCAGTTCCGCGAAAGTGCCGACCGCTTCTACGAGCGGAAGACGGCCAGCAACCCCACCCGCCGCGGCCCCCTGCGCTTTCAGGAAGGCGTGGCAAGCGACAGCGACATTCCCAGCGAATTCTCCGAGGGCGTCATGCAGGGGTACCGCACTCCGCCCGGCCGCTCGAACCACAACATGAACGTGTTCGAGAAGCCGCCCGAGCAGACCATGCGCGAGCGTGCACACGTCGGCTCCGCGTCCTGGCCGGAGGCGCCGACCTTCGTCGCCGGGATGGCAGAGGGGGCCAGCGAGCCGGAGCTGAAGTACTCCAGCGTCGACCGGGGTGAGCGCCGTCACCAGCGCCGGAACTACGCGCGGGTGGACTGAGGACTGACCTGTGACCAACCCAGGGCAGTCCACTCCGTGGGCGAAGCTGCCGATCCCGAGCGAAGGCAAGATCCCCGACGTGCCGGTGGATCTTGCCGGGCTCGCTGATCCCCTGGACACGCTACTGAAGAACGTGATCGGGGGGGCCACTGCGCCGACCGGGCCGCTGAGCCCCACGTTGGTCGACGCCTCGGCCTCCATCGGCTCGCTCAACGCCACCCAGTCCACCCAGCAGGGCCAAATCACCACCATGCAGGGCCAGATCGCCACACTGAACATCGCGCCCTGGGCAAACGTGGCGGTCCGCACCAGCGGCTGGTCGATCGCCGGCAACAAGACGACGCCGACAGGCGTGCTCTCGTACCAAATCCCGGCGCAGACCTCGACGTGCCTGCTGCTGCTGTGGTCCACCATGTCGGTTGGCTGGACGGACAACACCACGACGGTTCCCCTGCGCTCGCGCCTCCAGATCCGGCCCGACGGCTCGTCCACGTACAGCGACCGCATCCAGGACATCAGCTCCGGGGTGGCCCAGACCCTCCAGTGCTTCCACATGGAGACGGTGCCGGCCGGCAAGTCCCACCGCGCTCAGGCCACCATCGAGGTCTACGGCACGGCCGCGAGCACCAAGACGGCCGAGGCCCAGGAATTCGGGGCCCGCCTCTTCATGGTCATGCTCCCGTGGCGCGGGCCGACCGTCACCTTCCCGGGTCTGTAGGGGGGTGATGCCATGTCAATCGCCTTCGTATCCCCCAGCATGCGGGCCTCGGCCAGCGACCTGACCGTCTCGGTCAGTCCGCTCGGCCTGGTCGAGCTGGCGGACGAGGAGTTTGAATTATGAAGTTCACGGACCTCGTCTGACCCGTTACGCCAACCACTGGAGCTGGTATCTGGGCTACCACTGGGCCTACAAACGGGAGGCCGGCGAGCCCAACATCACCATCAATTACGTCGGTGCGCTCAGCCGGTACATCACGAATTTCACGTTCGGCCGCGGCATTCACTTCCAGAGCGAAAAGAAGTACGAGCACATCGTGCCGGCTCTTCTGGACCGTGCCTGGAACGTCGACAACGACAAGAAGTCGCTGCTGTGGCAGATGGGCGAGAACGGCGGCGTCTCCGGTGACTGCTTCGTGAAGGTCGCCTATGAGCAGGCTTGGACTGACCCCGTCGGCAACGTCCACGTCGGCCGCGTCCGCATTCTCCCGCTCAACAGTGCCCAGGTTTTCCCGGAGTACCACCCGCATGACCGGGACCGCCTGCTCCGCGTCAAGATCAAGTATAAGTTCTGGGGCACCTCGCTTGAAGGCACCCGTGCCGTGTATACGTACACGGAGATCATCACGGACGAGTTCATTGAGGAGTACGTGAATGACGAACTCCTCGACGCTCGGGAGAACCCGCTCGGTCAGATTCCGATCGTGCACATCAGGAACATCTCTGTGTCCGGGTCACCGTGGGGCCTGGCGGACATCGTTGACGTTATCCCGTTGAACCGCGAGTTCAACGAGAAGGCCACCGAAATCTCGGACATCGTCAACTATCACTCGGCCCCTGTGACCATCATCACCGGTGCCAAGGCGAGCAATCTGGAGAAGGGCGCCCGCAAGATTTGGGGAGGCTTGCCCAAAGACGCCAATGTATTCAATTTGGAAAACGGCGTCGACCTGGCCGGCCCGCTGGCTTACCTGGACCTGGTCAAGCGGTCCATGCACGAGCTGACCGGTGTCCCGGAATCAGCCCTCGGCCAGGCCCAGGCGATCTCCAACACCAGTGGGGTCGCCCTCTCTATTCAGTTCTTCCCGTTGATGCAGCGGTACTCGCTCAAGCAGACCAACTACACGGAGGGACTGCGGCGGATCAACGAACTGATCCTGCGCACTCTTTTCCTGTACGAGCCCGAGACCCGCATCTACAACCCGGACACCCAGGGCATTCGGACCTCCGACGCACAGCCCCTCGTCATCGACCCGCGCGACCCCGGGGTTTACGACACCACATGTGACTGGCCGCCTCCGCTTCCGGTCGACGAACTCGTGAAATTGAACGAGGTCCAGGCGAAGCTCGCGCTCGGTCTGGAATCCAAGCGTGGGGCGCTGCGGGATCTGGGAGAAGTGTTCGTCGACGAGAAGATGCAGGAAATTTTCGACGAGCGCCTGGCGGAGGCCAAGGAAGACGGGGCGCTGGAATATATCAAGGCCCAAATTGCCTCCGCTATCTTGCGGACAACGGGATTGCCGCCCACCGGCGTGGAAAGCCCTCCGCCTGCCCCCGCAAGCGGGTCCTCCTCGAAGGACGCCAAATCGGGAGCGACAAGCGCCGGACCTCTGCCGGGACTCCCCGGTACAGGCCGCGGTCAGGACATCGAATCGGTTCTCAGTGAACTCGTGACTCTCTCCAAGGGAACCAAGCTCGCCCAGCGGAGAAACCCGGAAAACGACTGAACCGTCCGCCTCTCATTCCTACTCATTCCGGCGGCTACCCCAGCCTGGAGTGTAGAAAGTGCCCGATAACCCGAACCCGTCTCCGCCGACCCCCACGCCCAACCCGGGCAGTGGCGCACCGACGAACCCGGACGGCACCGTGACGGTCCGCACCGAGGCCAACCCTCCGGCCCAGCAGCCGGCCCAGGGCGGCCGTACCTTCACTGCTTCCGACCTCGAAAAGGCGCGGCAGGAGGAGAAGGACAAGCTCTACGGCCGTATGCAGAAGGGCGATGAGCGGCTCCAGTCCCTGGAGGCCGAACTCAAGGCGCTGCGTGAGGAGCGTGAAGCCCGCGAGAAGGCGGAGGCCGATCGCCAGGCCGCGGAGGAGCAGGCGGCCAAGGAGCGGGCCGAGGCGGAGATGTCCGCTAAGAAGCTGGTGGAGGAACGTTCCACCGAGTGGGAGCGCAAGTTCCAGGAGCTTCAGGCGGAACGCGAGCAGGAGCGTGCGGCCCTTGCCAAGGAAGCCGAATTCAACGCGCTCCGCGCCTACATTCAGGAACGAGTCAACGCGGAGCGGAATGCCATCGCTCCCGAACTAGTCGACCTGGTCTCCGGGAATTCTCGGGAAGAGGTCGACGCTTCGATCGAGCTGCTCAAGACCAAGACCGACGCGATTTTCCAGTCGGTGACGGCGGCCCAGCAGCAGGCGCGCTCTCAGATGCGGGGCGTGTCGACGACTGGCTACACCGGAAATGGCCCCACGGATGGGGACGCCGGCGCTCGTCAGCTTTCGGTCGAGGACATCAAGAACATGCCGATGTCCGAGTTCGCGAAGTATCGCTCGCAGCTCCTCGGTACGGCAGCCACCAGCTCCAGCAATCGCGGGCTTTTCGACTGACCCGCTCCCTCGATAGACCGCCTCTCATTCCTACTCATCCCGGCGGCCGAACACGGAATGAGAGGTACCCGTGGCCAGCGGAATCACCGGGACTCCGGTCCTGTCGCCGACGCCTACCGCGTACCAGGCGGCGAACTCCACAATGCTCACTCCAGCGATCCAGACTATCTGGTCGAAGGAGGTGCTCTTTCAGGCGATGCCGGTGCTCCGCTTCGAACAATTTCTCGTGAAGAAGACGGAACTCGGAACCGCCCCCGGCCTCACGGTCAACTTTATGCGTTACCGCTCTCTGGACGGTGCGCAGCAGCTCGTGGAAGGCGTGCGCATGGAGACGCACGCGCTTTCCGCCGAGCAGATCACCATCACGGTCGCAGAACACGGTTTCGCAATTGCCGTGACCGAGCTTTTGCTCAACGCGAGCTTCGACGACGTGATGGCGAGCGGTGCTCGTCTTCTCGGACGAAACATGGCGACCTACATCGACGCACTGGCTCGCGACACCTTCATGGGTGCCCCGTCGGTCCTTTACGGATACGACAAGCTCGCGTCCTGGTCGGCGGGCGCCACGCGTACTCCGCTTTCCCCGTACGACCGGGGAATGTTCGCCGACTCGGAAGCCACGATGGCGACCAACGGCGGCTTCTTCTTCACGTCTGCCCTGGTCAAGGACGCCGTGGAGACCCTCGCGACCAAGAACGTCCCGCGTCTCGGCGAAACGTACGTGGCCTTCGTGCACCCGCATCAGAGCCGTCGACTTCGCGATGACCCCGAATTCATTGAGGTCACAAAATATGCCGCACCGGGTAACTTCATGCTCGGTGAAATTGGCAGGCTGAATGACGTGGTCTTCATCGAGACTACGCAGGTCTTCCAGGGCAACACGACCCCGCCGGCGACTCAGCAGCTTGGGACGAACATCCCGACGAACACTGCCCAGAAGTGGGGCGGTCAGCCCTCCCGCACTGCCTCCGGATCGACCCCGGCAATTCCCGCCGTGACGTCCACCCCGTCCAACCCGAACGCGCCGGCGAACCCGCTTTATCGCGCTTTGGTAATCGGGGACAACGCCGCGGGTCACGCCATCTCTCTGCCCGTCGAACTTCGCGACGGGGGCGTGCTCGATTTCGGCCGAGAGCACGCACTGGCCTGGTATTCGATCTTCGGGCTCGGACTCATCACGGATTACGCCGTGGTGCAGTGCGTGACGAACTGACCGGCCCCCTTCTCCGGGGCGGCGGAATTCTGTCAATGTCCCCGCCCCGGACTCCTCACCCGATTCGATAGGAGAACACCCGTGCCCGCGAATCCTCGCACCAAGCCGAACCCCCGGGACCACACCGGCAACAAAAAGCGAATCCTTGCCGAGCAGCACGCCGAGGAACTCGCCAAGCGCAAGGGCGAAATCGCCATGCAGCACGCGGAGGCCGCTGCCAATCTCGACCAGCCGATCTCGCTGGACGAGAAGGGCCGCACCCTTCAGGCCGTGTCCGAGGAGGACAAGGACAAGCCGGAAGGGCCCGTCGAGCTGCCCCCGGAGAAGGTCCACATTCGCATCGCCTGCGACCTGGAAAAGGTGACGATCGGTCAGGGCACGGATTTCGACTTCAAGGAAGGCCAGGTCTACGAAGTGCCCCTCAATGTGGCGCTCCACCTCGACCGGCTCGGCTACGTCTGGCAGTGGCTCTGAGAAAGGGGCGCCCTCGTGGCGGAATTCAAGAGCCTCGCTGAAACCGGGGACACCCCGACCAGGGGGAAGTGGTATCGGCTCCTCTCCGACTTCGGCGAAGGCGTCGGCATGCTCACCCGTACCCACCGCTATCGGACGCCGGGCAGTGACGAATTCCAGGAGAGCGACCGCATGTTGCTGGTCCTGGCCGTCGTCGAGCCGGCCACTGCCGGCGTCGGCTACAGCGCGGAGGACACCGTCGTCGCGATGTGGCTGGAACAGACGGCGCCCGGCCGGTTCTCACAGCACCACATCTCCTTCCCCGAGTCCCAGTTCGCCGAGCTGGTCGGCCCCGGCGAGGAGCCGCCGGAGTACGCGGACTGGCAGGCCCAGACGGCAGGTGACTGATGGCTGCCAACGGGTTCATCGCGGTCCAGGGAGCGGTCAGTGCGCTGGACTACCTCAACGGCCGCTCCACCGTGCTGGACGCCGAATGGCAGGCCAAGACATCGGCCGGCGACCCGCAGCCGCGCACGACCTACCTCATGCTGCTCACCCAGGTCGTGACCGACGCCCAGACGGACATGACCACGCTGGTGGGCATTGAGGCCGCCGGCACCGGCTACGCCCGCCAGCCCATCCCCTGGGGCGCGGCGTCTACCAGCACCAGGGCTGCGACGAACACCGATCTCGTGCAGTTCGGCCCCTTCAGTGACCCGACGGGTCTCGCGGCCCCGGTCACCGGCGCGGCCTTGGTGACCCGCATGACCTCTTCGGCCGGTCAGCCCACCGGCCTGTGCCTCATGAGCTGGAACCTGGCCAGTGCCATCACCACCGCGCAGAACCAGGCGCTCCAGCTCGCGGGCGGCGCGCTGACGATGACGTTGGCGGTGACCTGAGATGGCGACGCTCGCGGGGATCATTCAGCGCGTCCGCTCCGAAGTCGGGGATCTCCCTGCGCCGTTCGTGGACACCTTCATCGGTGGCGATGAGCTGAGCAGCTACGACCTGTCCGAGGTCAACGTCACCTCGGTCCAGGCGAAGGTCACCACGACCGCCCCCGCGGGCACCGTCGATCTGGTGGAGGACACGGACTACGTCCTCAACCCGGCCGAGGGCAGCATCCTGCTGATCAACCCGGCCTACTCGCCCCTCAAGCACGGCCAGACACTCATCGTCCGCGGCACCAGCGAGGGGATGTTCACCGACGCGGAGCTGACGACGTACGTCACCGACGCGATGAATCAGCACACCTACGGCCGCACCCTGCGCACCCGCTACCGCGACGGGCACGGGCACATCCGCTACGACCTCGAACCGATCGGCCTGGAGAACCTGCCGCCGGTTGAAGAGCCGCTGGTGGCTTACCTCGCGGTGATCAACGTCCTGTGGACGCTCGCGACCGACGCCTCCACAGATATCGACGTCAACACCTCCGAGGGCACCTTCGTCCCACGCTCGCAGCGCTACCGGCAGCTCATGGAGCACCTGGGCGAGATCCAGGCCCGCTACAACACCCTCGCGCAGCAGCTCAACGTCGGCCTGGCCCGTATCGAGATGTTCCAGCTCCGGCGGATCTCTCGGACGACCAACCGGCTCGTGCCCGTCTTCCAGGCCCGTGAGTACGACGACACGTCCAAGCCGCAGCGGCTGCTGCCGCCGATCGACGGCGACGAGTACGACGACGAGTCCGGCATCCCGTCGCCGCTCTACCCGGGCACGTGGGGGTGAGCGGGCATGCAAGGACGCTCGGAATGGAAGCGTGGCCGCTTCGGCATCAACACCGAAACGACGCTGATTCACCGCGCACTGCGCGGCTGGCAGAACAGGACCGGCGACTCTGTCACCTACTTCCGGTTCCAGTACGCCGAGAGCGACATTCACGAGGTCTACGACGAGGCCACCGGCGCCGGCCGCGTCTTCTACGGCCGCTGGCAGCTCCCGGCCCTGCACGTCACGCACGTCGAGTCCGGCAACACAGACCCGCGGGACAGCGGCCTCTACGTCACGGACACCCTGCGCGTGGTCCTGGAATACGACCAGCTCGTGAAATTCGGGATGTCCGAGATGGACATCAAGCACGGCAGTTTCCAGCGCGACCGCGTTGCCTACGACGGCGCCTTGTACGCCGTGCAGCGCCTCAACGTGCTGGGGCAGATCCGCCGGCGGGACGTCGTGGTCGTCATCGAGGCCGAGCAGCTCCAGAACGACGAACTGGTCAACGACCCGCAATTCCAGCAGTACCTCACCGACCCGACCGAGCTTCCCGCCGTGACGCCGGAGCTGATGGCACGGACGGTGATCCCTCCGGAGGAAGGCGAGCGCGATGACCCTTACTCCTGACATCCCCTTCGTCCGGCTCAGGGGCCGCTACGTCGCACCGGACGGGAAGCCGCTGGGGGGGACGGTGAGCTTCGCCCCGCCCTCGGTCCTGACCCTGCCAGCCTCCGACGTCATAGCCACCACAGCCGCGCAGGTCAGGCTTGACGCCACCGGCGCCTTCGAGGTCGACCTGATCCCCACTGACGTGCCCGGCATGTCACCGCAGAAATGGTCCTACCAGGTCACCGAGCGGCTGAAGCCGATTCCGCCGCGCGAATACCACATTCCGCCGCGCGTGTACCACATCATGCTTCCGGCCGGGACGGGGCCGGTCGACCTCGCAGACATCGCCCCGGTCTCGCCCTACGCCGGCAACTACCTGCCGGTCGCCGGCCCCCAGGGCGCCAAGGGCGACAAGGGCGAGCCGGGAGAGGTGACCAACGAGCAGCTCGACGCGCTTGAAGCCCGGGTCGCCCCGCGTCCGCAGGAGTACACCCAGACCGCGGCCAGCGCGGAGTGGACGATCCCGCACACCATGCCGTACCGGCCGGCCGTGAGCGTTTACGACGTCTCGGGTCGAGAAATCGGCGGCTCCGTCGAATACCCCACCCCCACCACCGTGCTGGTCAAGTTCGCGTTCGCGGAGACCGGCTCGGCTGTACTGCATTAGGAGCGCCCGATGGCCACTACCGATTTCCGGTTTCCGGTAAAGCTCAACAAGATCCCCGTCCAGGGCCTGGTGCCCGAGTCTGCAAGTTCCGCGCCGACAGCTCCGGTTGAGGGGCAGCTGTGGACCGACACCGTCAACCACACGGTGAAGTTCTGGAACGCCGCGGTGTGGAAGGACCCGTTGAGCCGTGCCGATCACACCGGCACGCAGCCCGCGAGCACGATCAACGACCTCGCTGCGGTGGTACAGGCGTACCGGCTCAACGAATTCGCGGCGCCCAATGGCGCTGTGTCTCTGGGCGGTCAGCGGGCCACCAACGGTGCGGACCCGACAGCCGCGACCGACCTTGCGACCAAGCAGTACGTTGACAACGCTCGCGCAGGCATCGCCGGTGTGAAGGACCCGGTGCGTGTGGTCTCCACCGGCAACGTCGACCTGTCGAACCTTCCGTCCGCGATCGACGGCGTCACTATGGCGGCCGGCGAATCGTTTCTGGCGGCGGCGCAGACCACGGGTACACAGAACGGCCTCTACTCCTACCCCGGGTCAGGGCAGGCTGCCACCCGTCGCTCGGACGCTGACACCGCCGGGGAGATCCTCGACGGCACGCTCGTGGCAGTGTCCGAGGGCACCAGGGCTGGCACCCAGTACATCCAGACAGCTACGCCCTCCGGAGCGCCCGGGGCCTGGACTCAGACATGGACGCAGTACACCGCCGGCGGCCAGACATACACCGCTGACGGCCAGGGCCTGGAGCTGTCTGGCACGACCTTCTCGCTGGAGCTGGCCGACGCCACGCTCACGAAGTCGGCCGCGGGGCTGACCGTCGGCCTGGTGACCATCGCCAAGGGCGGTACGGGCGCGACCACCGCGGCCGGCGCCCGCGTCGCGCTGGGCACGGCCGGTAGGTTCAGCGCGAACGTCGGCGCTCTCACCGGCGGCACCCCGCTGAACATCACGCACAACCTGAACACGCTCGACATCCTGGAGCCGTCGTTGAAGGAGATCAGCACGGGTGAGCTGGTCGGTGCGAGGTTCCTCGTGGTCGATGCCAACACGGTGTCAGTCACCACGGCTTCCTCCTACCCCGCGGACACTTTCCGGATCACGGTGGTGGGCTGATGGTCGCTCGTCAGCTCGCACCCCAGACAGTGCCCGCGACGGGCGGCAATGTCGTCTCGTCCGACAAGATCGGCGCCGCCAATGGCGTGGCCGGCCTTGGTGCCGACGCCAAGGTGCCCGCGGCACAGATCAACGTCCCGAAGATCACCGTCGGCATCACCGCCCCCACCAGTCCCGCCGTCGGGGACGTGTGGATCGACACGAACTGAGGCGCAATGGCCACCCGCTTCTGGCTGACATCCTCTGCGGCCCCCTTCGTTCCAGTGCCTCCGCGAGGCACGTGGACCGACGCCACTTCGACGACTACCGGGCTGCTGGGCCGGCAGCCTGCCGGTGCATCGACGACGGTGGTGGCCTCGGAGACGGCGACCACGACGACCAACGTCCTCCAAGGCCGGTGGATCAGTGGCCCGGCACGTCATTCGAGGACGCTGTCGGGCACCGTGTCCTGGGTGATGGGGCGCCTTCAATCCGCCTCCGCCGCAACGATGGTCGCTCGCGTGCACATTTTCGTAACCGCCGGTGACACCGATACGGTGCGCGGCACCCTGTTGGCCGACTACACGGGCTCTACTCCCTTGCCCACCACAGCGGCGGGTTCTGCGGTCACCGGCCAGGCGCTCACCCCAGTTGCCGTTCAGGCAGGTGACCGCCTTGTCGTGGAGGTGGGCTACCAAGCGCAGAACACCGTGGCGACCTCCTACTCGGGCACCCTCTACTACGGCGCTACCGGGACCACGGACTTGGCCAACGGCAGTACGGCAGTGACCACCAACCCCGGATGGGTCGATTTCTCCCACACCGACGGACTGTTCACCCCGCCAGCAGCCGAGATCGTCGACAAATTCACCAACGGCATCGGCCCACGGTTCGTCTTCTGGGGCGGAACCTTCTGGAACACCAACTGGCGACGGGTCGCCGTCGCGGCCAACAGCGAATACCCCGGCCTCATGGCCACGGACGTCGGCTACGAGATGACCGGCTCCAGCCACTACGCCGAAATCGTACACATGCCGACAGGCGGCACGAACACGAGCTTCTCCGCAATCGTTCTCGGCCCCGTCGACAACGGCACCTATGTCCGCACCAAGTACAGCGTGACCACAGGCAATCTCACCTTCGAAAACGCCGTCGGGTACTTCGACGCCTCCCCGACGACCCTTGCCTATGACCCAGTGGCTCACCGCTGGTTCCGATTTCGGGAAGCCGACGGCACGTTCTATTGGGAAACCAGCCCGAACGCGGCGACATGGACTGTGCGCCGCAGCATGACAACTCCGCAGTGGCTGAAATTTGGGACGCTTCGCACAAATTTCGAAGGATATGCAGACGCGGGAAGTGTCACCACTCCAGCCGAAGTCGACAACGTCAACACCGTGCCCATAACTGTCGTGAAGGTCTGGAACGGGAGCGCCTGGGTGCAGAAGCCGCTCAAGGTGTGGGACGGAACTGCCTGGGCCACCAAGCCTGTTAAGGCGTGGTCCGAGACCGCGTGGTTCTAGGGATTAACTCGCGGATATCACCGCGTGCGACGCTCAAGTCCAGATCCTTTTGTGATCACCCCATGCCATTTCTCAGAGGAGGTCTCATGCGCTACGTCCTGGTGGACGCCGACGGAATCGACAAGACGATCAAGTATGGCCCGCTGGAGCTGGAGGACCCGTCGCAGTACTCGGTGCCGGAGGGGAACAAGCTCATGCCCGAGGAGCAGGCCCTGGCCGAGGGCTACCGCTACCCCGAGGGGGGCGCCGCGCTCGCACCGGAGGACCCCGACGGCGGTGACACCACGGACGACGAGGACGGCCGCGGTCATCGGGGCCGGCGTGGTGGCGGGGACGGTGCGCGCGGTCCCCAGGGCCCGCAGGGCGGCCAGGGCTCGCAGACGCAGCCGGGCGTCCAGGGCAACCCGAACCAGTAGGACCGCCGGGTCCTGCCGTTCTCGGGGGCGGCAGGCCCGGTCCATCCGAAGGGAAATGACCATGACTGTTTCGCAGATCGTGGGCCTGGTGCTCATCGTGCTTCTCGTGCTGGTCATCCTGAAGATCATCGGCATCTTCTGAGTCAGCGCCCATTAACTGGTCACAAATAGGCGCACGCATTCTGGTGGGGCGATCCACAACCGCCCATACCGGAGTGCCACGTGCCCTTTCTTCTCAACGAAGATAAGGCCCTGAAGCAGAAGCTCATGGGCCTCATGGTGCATGACGCCACCTCCGGTACCGGCCGCAAGGTCACCGTGCGGTACAGGAATCCCGAGTACGAGTTGGCGGACGCCACCTACCCGATGATCCTCATCTCCCATTCCCGAATCTCCAGGGACGAGGAGCGGGAGCACCGGGGCATGGTGAACCTCCACTACGCCCCGGAGACTTACGAGCCGTGGGCGGATATGGCCGACCCCACACAGTCTCCGTACATGGCGCAGATGCCCATTCCGTTGAACGTCGACTACCAGATCGACGCGTACGCACGGAAAGAGACGCATCTTATCGAGATGACGGGCGCGCTCACCGGCTTCCAATTCCTCCCCGCCCGTTTCGGCTACCTGCCCATCAGTGAGGACGGGACCGTACGCCGGCTCGACCTGCTCGGCGGGCCGGAATACAGCGAGTCGAAGGACGAGCAGGGGAAGCGGCTTTTCATCGCCTCCTGGGTGATCCGCGTCTCCAGCGAACTCTTCCTCGACGACATTCGCACCCTCACCCCAGCCCAGCGAATTCTCATCAGTTGGCTCGACAAGCGCTATTTCGACGAGGGCCACACCGTCGAGCTGGGCCCCCCACAGGTGGTCACCCCCTCGGAGGCTGATACCGCATGACCACGCCCACCACTTTCCCGTACCGGCGTCCCGGGGTGTACATCTCCGAGACGCTCAAGCCGCTTCCGCAGCAGGTCAGTCCGCCCGGCGTGGCAGTGGCCACGTTCGTCGGCACGCACAATGCCGGTCCCAGCACCCCTGTGAAGGTGACGAGCTGGGAGCAGTTCATGAGCCTTTACGGCGGATTCGGGAACGGGCTGCACTACCTCCCGTTCCAGGTTTACTCCTACTTCGCGAACGGCGGCCGGACTGCGTGGATTCTGCGGGCCACGCCCACGGACTCCGTCGCAGCGCGCCTGGTGGTGAAGAACCAGCCGCTGCCACCGGCGGAGACCATCACGGCCACCCCGGACGGCACGGCCCCCACGGGCGCAGGCACGAAGCCGTCGGCGAAGGTAACCGGCGTGCAGCTCGTCACCCCGGTCGCGCCGGTGACGGCCAACCCGGAGCAGACGGCGTTCATGATCGAATGGAACGCCATCACCCCGCTGTCCTCGGTGGACGCCTACGAAGTGGTGGTTACGCGGCCGGACGAAGGCAGCTTCAACCAGCAGGTCTGGGTGGCCCAGCCCGAGAGCGGCAAGCCCCAGGCGGCCTTCACCGACCTCGCCCCCGGCACGACGTACGAAGTGCAGATCACCCCGTACAAGGGCGCCACTGCCGGCGACCCGATGGACTCCCCGGCTTCGTTCGACACGGCCGAGGGGTACACGGAGGTCGATGCGCTCCAGGTCGAGGCCCTCGGCCGCGGTCAGTACGGCAACAACATCTACGTCACTGCCGCGCCGAGCTGGACCGCCGGCCGCTTCCACTTGTTCATCAAGTACGGCGGCACGAATCAGGGCGCTCTCGTCGAGACCTGGCAGGATCTCTCCCTCAACCCCGGCGACCCCCGCTATGCCGTGGGCCTGGTCAACTCCGCCCGGGACGGCTCGAACTACATCCGCCTGACCAACCTCCTGCCGCCGTCGTCCGCGACGCCAGGCACAGGAGCTACCCCGGACGGATCGTGGCTGCCCGAGTACGTCACGGACGCCCCGCTGTCCACGGGCGCCGATGGCGTCCAGGCCGTCAACCTCGCCCAGCAGCTCAGCGACCAGTTCGCCAGCGTTGAGGACGTGCTGCTGGTCAACCTGTGCGGGAACACGAGCATGACCGACCACATCCCGCCGGCCACCCAGATCAACGCGGCCCTGGCATGGACGGAGAGCCGCCGCAGCGCGTTCATGGTGCTCGACGCTCCCCGACAGCCGGCCCCGATCGCCTCCAACACCGCGGCGACCAAGTACCAGGAAACCGCCTCGGGTTACGCGCCGGCGACGTCCTACGCGGCCATGTACGGCCCGTGGATTCAGGTGGCGGACCCGGCCGGCTCGTCGGTGTCCAGCACGCGCATGCTGCCGCCGGCCGGCGCGGTCATGGGCCAGTTCAGCCAGGCCGACGCCGCGGTAGGGCCCAACCGGTCCCCGGCCGGTACCGCCTACGGCCTCGTCGGCTCGGTCGGGGTGGAGCATCTGTTCACACTGGAGCAGCTCGACGCCCTCAACGACAGCGGCGTGAATGTCATCCGGCCGGTGCCGCAGAGCGGGCACTGCATCATGGGCGCCCGCACACTGAAGCAGGGGATGCCCGACCGCTACATCTCCGTCCGGCGCATGCTCATCTACATTTCGAACCTGCTTGAGGACGTCACCCGTTTCGCCATTTTCGAGCCGAATGGCCCCGAGTTGTGGTCGACGCTTTCCGCCCTGGTGCAGCAGCAGCTCATGACGCTCACCCAGGCCGGCCAGCTCCAGTCCAGCCTTCCCGACGAGGCGTTCTTCGTCGTCTGCGACGAGACGAATAACACGGCGCAGACAGTGGCCCTGGGCGAAATCCACATCGCGGTCGGGGTGGCGCTGTCCAGCCCGGCGGAATTCATCATCATCGAGATCTCGCAGCATCAGGGCGGAGTCGCTTCGGTGACGGATTCCACGCAGGAGACCACGACCATCTGACGTCCGCAGACTGACCCGCCTCTCATTTCTGCTCATTCCGGCGGCCCCTTCGAACAGGGAAATGAGAGGTGAACCGTGGCGACCACGAGCACGACGCAGAAGCCGTCGCTCGCCCAGCTCCAGACGGACCCACTGAGGAACTTCAAGTTCCAGGTACAGATCCACCTGGCGAACTCGACGCTCGACAGCTCCAAGAGGTCCAACCAGCTCGGATTCATGAGCGTCAGCGGCCTGAGTATCACCACAGACGTGGTGGTTTATAGGCAAGGCGGACATAACACAACAACTCAGAAGATGCCAGGGCAGAGCGACTTCGCGCCCATCACCCTTTCAAGGGGCCTGATCCCGGGTGACTCCGACATCTACGCCTGGCTCAAGCAGCTCTTCATGGTCATGCAGGGGACCGGTGGAAATGACGGAAGCCGCAATTTCCGCGCCACCATGGACATTTACCTGCTGGACCACCCCGTAACCACCAAGACGGTCTACTACAAGGCCGGTTGGCGGGTCTACAACTGCTGGCCCACTTCCATTGCATTCGGCGACCTGGACGCTGGCGCGAACGGAATCGAACTCCAGCAGATCACCCTTGCCCACGAGGGCTGGGATTTCAAGATCGCGAACAAGTACGGGCCTGGCTCGGGCATTTCGCTGCCGTAATTCACTCGCTACTCGAAGGACGACACATGACCGAGCCCATTACGCTCCCCGATTTCGAGAACTTCGGGAGCCAGACCATCAGCGGTCTGGAGAACCCCGAAGAGGCAACCGCCGCGACGCAGGCCGTCCTCAAGGACGACCGCGACTCCGGTCGGCCCACCATCGGCAATCCCGGGGAAAATCAGGTCACTCTCGAACGCGGCATCTGCCGGGACGGCGTCTGGCACCGCGACGCGGAAGTGCGTGAACTCAACGGCTACGACGAGGAAGCCATCGCTGCGGCCGGCGCTGGCAACGTCCCCTACAAGGTCTTCGAGACGCTTCTGGTGCGCGGCGTGGTGAGCATCGGCGGCGAGCCCATGACTCGGAAGCTGGCCGGGGAGCTGCTCATCGGCGACCGCGAGCTGCTCGTCATGGCCATTCGCCGAGCGACGTTCGGCGACGTCTTGGAATTCGAGCGCCTTCCTTGCCCGCACTGTGACGAGCTGGTCGACCTCACGGTGCCGCTCGATGCCATCCCCTTCGTCCACCTGGACGACCCAGAGCGCACCGAGTACGAAGTACCGCTGCGCAAGGGCGCCATGGCCCTCGTGCGCCTGCCCACCGGCCAGGACCAGGAAGCCGTTTTCGGCGTCAAGAACAACCGGGCCCGGCAGGACAGCGAGATCCTCACCCGCTGCGTCGTGCGCATGGTCCAGCCCGACGGCAGCGAAGTGCGCCGGCCGCCGGCCCAGACGATCGCCATGGCGGACCGGCAGAAGATCCTCCAGTTCCTCACCGACACCCAACCCGGGCCGCGCTTCGCCGACTTCTCCTTCACGCACGAGACGTGCGGAGAGGAGGTCCCGTTGCCGATCTCGCTGGCGGTCCTGTTTCGCGGACTGTGACTACCAGCGCTCCTTCTCCGAGGTCGAAATCCTCGCCCGGTTCCATTCCGGCTGGTCATTGAGCGAGATCAAGTCCCTTTCCATTCGTGAGCGCCACCACTGGGTGATGTGCGCCGCCTGGGAGGTCGAAAGGAGGAAGTAAGTGGGCACTCCACCACCGCCGCCCGGCCCACCGACGCCGAACCCCGGCGCAGGCGGCCTCCTCGGCACCAACAACCTCGGCGGTCAAATCGACGCGCTCACGAGGGCCTTTACGACTTTTACCAACAGGTTCGCGAGCACGGCCGGCCTGTCCACGATGGGCTGGCAGGCAACCAACGCCGGCCAGGGGCAGCGCACCGGGGATCAGCTCGGCCGACTCCAGCAGCGCTACAGCCAGGGCTACGACGCCCACAACATCGCCCGGCAGCGCATGCAAGACGAGCTGGAACGCCAACAGCTCCAGTGGGACCGACAGTTGCGCGTCGGCACACGCAACGCGAACAACATGCGTCTGCCGGCCTGGCGCCGTCAGGAGGCGCAAGACCTCCTCGACGAGCAGGGCATCCTCTTCGCAAGCAACCAGGCCCGTACGCGTCGCGAGTGGCAGCAGACGGAGAACCAGCACACCGCGGCCATGGCGAACATGTACGCCGACATGGACCGGCTGCGCCGCCAGCAGAGCACGCAGACCACCATGAACCGCATCGCGATGGCCGGCCAGGTCGGCGGAGCCATCGTCGGCGCCGCCCGCTCTTACTTCAGCGGCGGCTTCGAAGAGCAGCTCGGCCAGTACGAGCGGCGCGTGTCGCTGTTGCGGCCCGAATTTGGCGGTACCGCCGGCACTCGCGCTCGCGATTACGGCCGCGAGATGAAGCGTTACGGCACCATCATGTGGGGCACGTCCAACGAGGACGTGTTCGGTGGCCAGGCCGCGATCCTCCAGCAGTCCCCACTCAACCAGTACGCCACCCAGTCGCGACGTGCGGCTGCCGGTGCGTTCATCACTCCCGGTCTGGGCATTCAGGGCGCCGCCCAGATGCAACAGGAACTGGGCACTGGCCAGGCGTTCTACGCCTCGCAGATGTTCGGCCTCGCCCCGACCCGCTTCGCCGGCGGGGTGCAGAACTCTCCCGCTGCCATGGCGCTGAGCCTCGCCCAGCGCGTGAACAACGGCAACTTCGCCGGTCTCACTGGCAGTCAGCTCCAGGCGCAGCTCGCCCAGGGCGGCTCCCTGTCGATGTCCATGGCCAACTACGCCAGATCTGCCGGGCTTTCAGGCCAGAGCGTGGAGGCGCTGCGCAATCAAACCGAGCTGCTGCGCGACCTGATGAACCCCGCCAAAAAGAGCGGCCTTCAGGGCATGTCCCAGGAAGAGGCCCTGGAGACGATCGAGGCCGCTGGTCGCAGGGACAAGGAAGGCGATCAGGCTCGCGAGCGGATCAAGAGGTACGCCCCGAGCGTCGGCGACTCCTACCAGGACTCCCAGCGCTACCTCCAGGGCCTGACCCGGGAAGGGCATCTGCCTGCGTCGGCTTCCTTCCTCGACGCGGCGAAGCTGTCGGCCAACACCCTCGTCGACATCCACAAGCTGCTGCAAAAGGCGCTGGAGCCCTTCGCCGACTGGACGGGCGGCCTGACGGGCGCCTACAAGGCTGGCGGACCCGTTGGAGGCACCGTCTCGCGCCTCAAGGACGCCGGGACGGGTGGGAAGTCGGGCTTCCAAGAGGGCTGGAATTCCGGCCCGAACATCTTCTTCGGTGACTGGGGAGAGGGCACCGACCAGTCTTCCTGGGCCAAAAGCGCTTGGAAGGGCTTTACCGGCCTTTTCGGCGGCGACAGCGGCACGCCGGAGTCCAAGCAGGACAAGAAAAAGAAGAAGGGCGACAAGACCGGCCTGCCAGGAGGCAGTGTCTCCAAGGCCATTGGCTTCGCCCGCGCCCAGGTCGGCGACCGGTACATCCTGGGCGCCAACGGCCCGGACGCCTGGGACTGCTCCAGCCTCATGCAGCACGCCTTCGAGAAGGCCGGCGTCAAACTGCCCCGCGTCACCTACGACCAGATCAAGTCCGGCGTCGAGGTCCCCATCGACGAAGTCCGGCCCGGCGACCTGGTGTTCTACAAGGACATCAGTCACGTCGGTCTGTACGCCGGCGACGGCAAGGTCATCGAGGCCGCGAATCCGGGGCGCGGCGTGGTCGAAGGCCCGATGTACAGCAAGTTCACGCGAGCCCGCAGGGTCATGTCCGGCGGCGTGGCGGCCACCGAGAGCCTGTCCGGAGACCAGAAGGACCCCACAACAGACCACGGCGGATCGTCCGACGGCCTGAGCGTCTCGGGCGCCTACGGCTCCGTCGAGGAGGTCGATGCCCTCGCAGCAGCCCTCTCCGGCGGCGCAGGCAGTGCCCAGGCCGTCAGCCGCACCCCGTCTGCCACCCAGAACGAGGAGTCGGAGAGCGACGAGGGCGACAGCGACGCGGGAAAGGACGCGCCGCGCAACGTCAAGGCCAACGTGGCGCTGGGCAAGAAAATGGCGGCCGAATACGGCTGGACAGGCGGGAACTGGACCGCCCTGTACAAGCTGTGGATGGGCGAATCCGGGTGGAGGCACTGGGCCGACAACCCCACCTCCGACGCCTACGGAATCCCGCAGGCGATGAGCAACATCCACAAGGAAACAGCGACCGAAGCGTGGCGCAACTCTCCTAAAAAGCAGATCGCTTGGGGTCTGAAATACATCAAGGGCCGGTACGGCACCCCACAGAAGGCGTGGAACTTCTGGAACTCCAAGAACCCCCACTGGTACGCGGGCGGCGCGTGGGAAGTTCCCGGGCAGCCGGGCGAGGGGGTCGACGCCAAACTCCACGGCGGCGAAATGGTGTTGGAGCGGAATGCTGCTCATACCGTCCGTCAGGCCCTCCTCAACCAGGGCCTGACGCCCTCTCCGGGGCAGGGATCCGATTCCGCCGGCTCTACGGGTTCCGTCACCCTCCAGTTCGGCGCAGGCAGTGTCGTCGTCCAGATGCCCACCGCCACGGCGGAAGGCGCCAAGAGCGCTGCCCAGGCTTTCGTTACCCACATCGCGGCCGACGACCGGATCAAGTCGCTGATGGGAGGCTGGTGATGGCGGACAAGAAGAAGGAAACGTCTCAGCTTCCCGGCAAGGGCATCTACGACAACACCTTCGACCCGCGTATCCAGTCGATCCCGACGTACGTCTCCGGTGACGGCGGGGACAGCTACGGCCTCGCGCGGGGGTACATGGTCACGGCATTCCCGAAGGGGAAGTCCGGCCGCTTCTACATGCTCAACTTCCTGTACAACCCGAGCACTGTGCAGGTGAGCCATGGAATCGACGCGGCGAACCAGGTGATGCCCGCGTATACGCGATCGGACCAAGACTCCGGCACGCCGCTCGTCGCTGCTGGCGGAACGCTGCAATTCTCTCTGCTGTTTGACCGTAGCTACGAGATGTCTGACCCGAAGCAGTTCAGCACCATCGAAGGCACTTACGGTGTCATGGCGGACATTCACGTGCTGTACAACCTGGTTGGCATCAACGCCCAGCAGGTCGTCTGGAATCAGGGTGCGGAAGGCACGTCGGAATCTTCTGTGGATGCCAACGCCGTCATCGGGATCATGCAGATGAACCCCGTTTGGTGCCGCTTCGGGCAGGCCCGCACCGCCATGCGGGACAAGCTACCCGGCCTGAGCCGTATGGAGTACTTCGGCTACGTCAGCAGCATCAACATCACGTACACGCATTTCTCGCGGCGTATGACGCCAGTGCGCTGCGCGGTGAGCATTTCCATGCAGCTCATGAGCACGGCCGGATGGGTGTGAGGAGGAATCCATGGCCATCGACATCACCAGCCGCTACCAGCGCAACGAAACCGCCCTGGTCGCCGACCGTAACGGCAAACTCCAGCTCGCGGTCATGCCCCGCCGGCCCGCCGAACAGACCTTGCGGGTCTCGGACTACCGGTGGCGCGCGGGCGACCGGGTCGACGACGTCGCATCCCGCTACTACGGCTCGGAGTCGAGCTGGTGGATGTACGCCGAGGCCAACATGCAGATCCTGGACTGGACCCAGGTTCCGCCCGGACAGCAGATCATGGTGCCCCGTGGCGTGGCGTAGGGTCTACCGGCCCCATCTGCGCGCCCGGCGTCCCGCACTGGAAAAGGGCGCCTGGCTGTCAAGCGTCGAGATTTACCAGGCCGAGGGTGCCCACCAGGTCGCCGAGCTGACCGTCATGCACACCTACAACCCCGCCTTTCCCGCACAGCAGTGGCGGACACCGGCCGGCTCGGTGTGGGCCGAGAACACCCCCGTGCACTTGCAGTACGGCTGGTACGCGGACGATTCCGCCGACTGGTACGGCTACGTCGCGTCCTCCCGCGTCGTGGCCAATGAGACCGACCCCCGGTACGGCTACGCCGTGCAGGTTCCGGTGGTCTACACGCTGACCGGGGCCAGCATGCCGATGCAGACCCGGCGCAACAGAACATGGCGCGGCACAACGCCCTCCGCCGCAGCCCGGCAGATCGCCCAGGAGTACAACCTTCAGCCCCGCGTGGACGCCACGGCGCACGTCGTCGAGCAGAGCACTCAGGCAAGCAGCGACTGGCAATACCTCAACGACCTGGCCGACCGGACCGGATACCGCCTGTACTGCGACAACACCAGCCTGTGGTTCGTGAGCCGCGGCACCGTGATGCAGTCGCCGGACGGCACCTGGCCAGTCTTCTACCAGCGGAAGGCCCCGGGCGTCATCGACAGCATCCGCGAGTTCACTGCCGTCCTCGGTGACACCGACCCAGCCGGCGGCCTGCGGGCCCGGTACGAAACCGTCGCCTACAACCGGACCAGCACGGTGCTGACCGAGAGCACCTACGCGCAGCCGCGGACCACCGTGCAGGGCGACGCGGTAACTCCCATGCTCACCTCCCAGTACAACACCCGTCCGGCCGACTCCTACGCGCAGTCTCAGCGGCTGCTCGGTGCCGAGGCCGACTGGCTGTGGGTGGAAGCCCGAGCCGTCACCAACGGCGACCCCAGGCTCAAGCCGGGCGCCCTCGTCGAACTGCGCGGTGCCGGCCTGGGCGACGCCAACGAAGGGCTGTGGATGGTGCGTTCCGCTGTCCACAAGCTGGCGATCAACCACCTGTATCCGCAGAAGTCGACGTACACCACAACGGTCGTGGTCGGCCGTAATGACGCCCGCTCTCTGGACCTGGGTGTCCAGCAGCGGCCCAAGGTCGGTGCCCCGACCGTGCTCGTCTCCGGCCGCTGGAGGGCCGCCTACACGGGAGGCTCAAGGTGACGGCGCTGCACGGGGTGTACGCGGCGCTGGTCGTCTCGACGGACGACCCGCAGAATCGCCGGCGGGTGCGGCTGCGCATCCCCCAGATCTCCGGCACCGCGGTTTCCGGCTGGGCCGAACCGGTCTCGTACGGCACCGTGGCGTCTGGAGACCAGGTGATCGTGGCCTTCGAGGGCGGGGACATGAACTACCCGCTGTACTGGCCCAGGGTTACTGAGACTGTCGCGGCCTGGCAGCCACTGACGCTGGAGTCGGGCTGGGTGGCCTCCTCAGCCGGCAGCCCCGTCTACCGGACCACTGAAGACGGCATGGTCGAGCTGTCCGGGTCGGTGGAAACCGACAACGCCATCGGCACAGGCGTGGCCGTGAAATTCGCCAGCCTGCCCAAGGAGGCGTGGCCCATCGAACGGCACCGTGCCACCACAGCCACGCTCTACCGCACCGCGTACAACAGCAGGACGGTCTACGGCGAGTACCGCGCCACGACGTCGACCACGAGCGCCACCTACGTCACCGACGCCAACGGGCCGAGCATCAGCTTCATCTCCCCGGCCTCGGGTCAGGCAGTTGTGGTGTTCGGCGCCTTCATGCAGAACACGACCGACACGGGACGCTGCATCATGGGAGTTCGTGTCCTGCAAGGGTCCACGGTCATCGCCGACGGCGACGACAACCGCTCCGCAGAAGTACAGGGCACTTACAACACCTCTGCCTCGAATTCCCGGCAGGTCACCGGCATGACGCCGGGCACCACGTACACCGTGACGGCCCTGTACCGGACTGAGGGCGCCAGCTCATCCGCCTCTTTCGACAACAAGTGGATCGTCGTCATCCCAGTCGGCCAGCACGACACTCCCGCGGCCCGCATCACGATGGAAACCAACGGCGACCTCACGGCGCTTTTCCCCGGGGGCGCAGCGCCCACCTACGACATGTCCCTGACCGGCATCCGCGCCCGCATCGTCTGAGGAGCAGCCGTGACGACCTACCCCTATTTCCGCAGCCTGGCCGCGTCGAAAATCCTCGGCATCGACTACGACATCAAAAACCGCTACGGAGTCGGCGACTACCTCATCTTCATCGCCATCCACGGCGGCACCATCGAACCGCCGACCTCACAGCTCGCCACCTACTGCGCCGGATCGACCGGGGCCTACTACTCATTCGAGGGCCTCAGCGACCTGACGGCCAGCACCCTGGCTCTGCCGGCGGTCACATTCGACGAACCGTTCTGCCAGGTCAACGTGGGCAACGCCGCCCGCGCCATCTCCCTGCGGGGCGTAGAAGACCAGCGCGAGAGCGAAGAGGTGGCCTACGTCTCCGGGCTCGATGACGTCCTGGTGGCGCTCGTCAGCCAGGAGCTGACCACGGCCGGCTTCGTCGTCGACACACCACCGCTGCGTTTCGAGGGCGGCGACCCGCAGAACATCGTGAACAAGACGAAGGTGAGCGCCGGCGTTCAGATCGACCTCACCCGCTCCTTGCGCAAGAGCTTCTACGCCGACGGCGACCTGGCCCAGGCTGCCGTGAGTAACCCGGCCAACCGGCTGCCGACGTTCTTCGCTCTCGGCGACGCGCTCAAGCGTGCTGCGGCCCAGGTCCCCCTCACGGTCGAGACACCGGAGGTCCCGCCGGTCATTCAGACCACCGGCCCCAGCGACACCTCCGTGTCCGTCACCATGCGCACCCCGTTCGCGATCGACCACACCGGGGCAGTGGCCTCCACCGTTGACCCGCGCGAGCAGCTCGTGGACCGCGTGCACGCACTGGTGGGCACACTGCCCGGTGAGCGGGTCATGCGCGCCACCTACGGCGTGCCCACGAGCGCCGCGCTGTTCGAGGTGAACGCGGAGGCCGCCCACGATCAGCTTGAGCGGGCCGTCCTCGACGCCGTCGGGCAGTTCGAGCCCAGCGCCGTGGTGTCCGCCGTCGTCGCCAACGTGAACAACGACCTCGGCACGGTCGATATCAACGTCCAGGTATCCCGCAGCGACACACCCGGCGCCGAGCAGGACACCACCCGCACAGTCGGCGTGCTCGTGGGAGGCACCGTCGTATCCACCGGCGGCTAGCGCATTAACGCCCGACCGCTGCGGACCGTAGAATCCAATTATCAGCCGGCACACATTTCTGACTCGATCCCGCTGGCGGGGACCGAGAGGAAGTGTGAGTGGTGGCAGTCGACAGCGGGTCGGTAGCGAATATCGACTACACGTCGCGCGATTTCACCGGGTACCGCGATTCTCTCCTGGCGTACGCCCAGCAGATCCTCCCCGAATGGACCTCCCGGTCTCCGGCAGACTTCGGCGTCGTCATGGTGGAGCTTTTCGCCTATCTCGGCGACATCGTCAGCTTCTACCAGGACCGCATCCACGACGAAGCGTTCCTGTCGACCGCCACCCAGCGCTCCAGCGTGGTGGCCATCGCGCAGCAGCTCGGCTACCAGCCGCACACGGCAATCCCCTCAACCGGTCAGGTGGCGTTCTCCCCGACTCCGGGGCTGACCTCTCCCATCATCCTGCCGGCCGGCACCCAGGTCATCACCAACTACATCCCGACCATCGACCGGCCCCTGACCTTCGAGACCACCAGCGACGTCATCGTCCCGGCCTACACCGAGCCCGCCCCCCAGGTCGTGACCCTGGTCGCCGAGGGCGCCACCCAGGGCACCCGGACGCTGGCCCTGTACGCCTCCACCTCCGGCCAGCCGGCAACCACCGTGCGCGTCGAGGACATCGGCTCCAGTGACGGAACCAAGAGCCAGGTCTTCACCCTCGCCCAGTCGCCGGTCCTGCTGGACACGGTGAGGATCTTCGTGGACGACGGAGTGGGCGGTACCGAGTGGACCCGGGTCGACGACTTTCTGCTGACTCGCGATTCGGACCTGATCTTCACTGCGATTACCGACGACCAAGGCGTCACTCGGATCACGTTCGGCGACGGCGTCAACGGTTCGATTCCGGCGACCGGCCTGACCATCGCCGCGGCGTACCGCACCGGCGGCGGCAGTTACGGCAACATCCCGCAGGGGTCCATCGTCGACCTGGCCGAAGCCATCCCGGGTGTCGCTGTGTCCGGCTCCTCTTCCATGGCTGGAGGAGCCGACGAGGAGTCCACCGACCAGATCCGCCTCAACGCCCCGAGGGTCTTTCGCGCCCAGGGCCGGGCAGTCAGCGCCACTGATTACGCCGACCTGGCGTTGACCGTCGCCGGCGTGGCTGACGCTCGCGCCGTGGTGCGTTCCGCGTCCGCGGTGACGATCTTCATCATCGGCCCCAACAACATTCTGCCGAGCGAGGGCCAGCGCGACGCGGTCGCCCAGTACGTTCAGGCTCGCTCCCTTTCCGGAGTGGTCGTCAACGTCGTCAACGGCACCCTCGTGCCGGTGAATATCGGCTCCAGCACGCTGCCCGTGCTCATTTCGGTGCAGCCCCGCTATCGGCGCGACACGGTGAAGCTGGCAGTACAGCAGGCAATTCAGAAGGTGTTCACTCCGCCGGAGACCACGTTCGGTTCACGCATCTCCATCTCGCATCTGTACCGGGCCATTCAGGAGGTCCCCGGCGTCGAATGGGCGGTCATTCAGATGATGGCGCGCTCCGATCTCACGCAGAGCGGCACGGCCGACGTCGTATGCCGCGACAACGAAATCCCGATCGTCGGCAACATCGTCATCACCGCCAGCGGCGGAGTATAGGAGTCTCGCTATGCCTGCCGTTTACCCGATGTCCGTCCGGACCTTTACGCCCAAGACGGATAACGTGGACGTCATTTGGGCGGCCCACGTCAACGATTTGCAGAACGAGATGGCAGCCGTTGAGCGCACCGTGGGCGCCAACCCCCATGTGTGGCCGGGCTGGTGGCCGACCGGAAATACGAAGTGGCCGCCCCGAACCGGCACCATGACCGTCAAGACCCCTGCCCCGGTCAGCAACTTCGGTGCGCCCAAGACTTTTTCATCGGTCGCCGACCGGCTCAAGGCCATGCAGCAGCAGATGACGTGGCTGACGCTCATGACTCAGCTCCTGGTCGGCCAGTCCGGGCAGAGCAAGCCGTTCAAGCCCGCGGCGGCCGTCATCCGAGCACCCGGTATGAAGGTCCCCGCCGGCGAGGGGCGATGGGTCCCGTTCAAGTGGGGCGCGGCCGACTACGACCCGAACCGGATGTACCAGGGCGGCTCCAACATCTACTCCCCGCTGACCGGGTTCTGGGACCTCTCGGTGAACGTGTGGGCGGACTCCACCGTCCGAAAGGCAAACGACCTCCACTTCGTTCACATCCGGGTGATGCGCGGCAGTGAGGAAATCGCCGGCCAGGACAGCCTCATCGAGACTCAGACGTGGATTCGGCACCGCATCAACGTTTCCTGGCAGGGGCGTTGGAACAAGGGCGTCCCGATCCAGGTGCAGGTGAGCCAGCACGGTGCAAGTGACAACACCGTGGATGCCAACTGCAATATCTCGCTGTCGTTCGTGCGCGACCTGACGTGAGGTAGCCATGGGCGTCTACGAAATCGACATCTACGCCAAGACCCTCTACGGGGCGCCGCTCTTCGTCTCCTTCGAATCCGCCATGTCCGCGGAACAGCGGGGCAATGGCGCACTCGAAGTGTCGTGGGAAACCCCGATTCAGGCGAACTCCAGCCAGATCCTCGCCGGCGTGAAGCAATGGAGCCGGCTACGGCTGGTCCGCAACAGCTACGGCGTCCCCGAGGCCGAAGACGACGGCTGGGTCATCCTCGAAAACGCCGCCGGGATCGGCGGAGGCAGTGGCGAGCCCACCAACCGCTTCCTCGATGACACCGTGGTCCCCGGCCAGGTCTACTACTACGCGGTCTTCGTCAGTACCGCGCCGGACGCCTACGACGCCACCGCCACCTACTACCCCGGCGACCTGGCCACCTACAACGGCAAGGTCTACGCGGCCAGCGCTACAACAACCGGCCTCCAGCCCGATACGAACCCCGGGAGCTGGGGCCTGACGGGAATGACGGAGGCGTGGTACCGCTGCGGCGGCTGCGTCGGCCTGGCCGTAAAGGACTTCAAGCACAGCGAGCTGCTGTACGACCACATTCCCCGCCCCTACAAAATCGAAGTGGTCGAGAGCACCGCCTCAAGCATCCCGGTCAACGAGCAGCTCCTGCGGTTCTGCCGCATCTTCGGGTACTTCTTCGACGTCATCAAATGCGAGCACGACCAACTACTGCGCATCAACGACGTGTTGCGCTGCACCGACCGTCAACTATGGCTGCTCGCACAGGAAATGGGGATCGACGATCGGCTGCCGGCCCTGCCGGAACTACGCCGGTCCTACGTGGCCAACGCCGCCCTCATCCAACGAGACCGCGGCAGCGTCGAATCCACGCAGAAGCTGGTCAAGGCCGCAACCGGCTGGAACGCCGACTGCCTCATCGGCTACAACGAGCTGCACGACCTAGACGAGGCCGCCTTCGCCTCGCCCAGCTACCCCGAGTGGCAGCGCGACAAGGTCTACTACACCACCGTCGGCAGCCAGCTCTACTCGGACATCGTCACCTACAGCGGCACCCTGTACGCGGCCATCGGCACCCCTCGGCGCGAGTCGGTCTACCTCTCCTTCACCGGGTCCAATCCCGCCAAGACCGGCTCCGGGACCATCGTCAAAGACCCCGACCGTGTCGCCGACCCCTACCCCGGCTACGTCCGCCTGAACAACGCGAGCAGCGGCGACACGCTCACGTACACCTTCAGCGCGCCCTCGGCCGGCACCTACACCGTGCTCATCGTCCCGATCGCTGACCCGGCCGGCGGCATCATCAGCGCCAAGGTCAACGGGCTCGACCTCGGCATGACGCCCATCGACCTCTACAGCTCCTCGCGACAGCAGGTGCCTGTCGCGGTGGTCGGCACCTTCCCCCTCACGGCAACCGGCAACACGCTCACGCTCACCAGCACCGGCAAGAACGCCCTGTCCAAGGGCTACGACATCACCATCTCCTACCTGCTCGTCCAGGGCACCGGCGTCAATCTGAACGTCCGTCCCACCGGGGACGCGGCGTCCGCCACCTACTGGCAGGCCATCACCCCGAACGCCCTCAAGGACACCCAGACCGAGTGGAACCCGCTCACCGCCGGGTACGGCTCGTGGAACCTCTCGATCCCGGGCGGCATCGTCAATCCGGACGTCACTGCCACCACCACGCCCGACTGGTGGATCTCCCCCCAGGGCGCCTCCGTGGGTACCGGCAGCCCCGGCAGCGGGAACAGCCTGAACTACACGGCCATCGGCACGGCCGGCAGCCGTGAGGTATTCCTCTCCGGCCCGGTCCGCGCCAGCGCTTGGAGCGCCTCGGAGACCTACTACCCGGGCCAGGCAGTGACCTGGAATCCCCTGGGCTGGGCCACAGCACCGGTGTATGTCGCCACCGCACAAAGCGTGGGCCGACAGCCCGACCTCAACCCCGACAAGTGGCGCTTCACCCCCTACAAGGCGAACACCTCACCCGAGCCGAGCCGCATCCTGGCCGACTCGGTCTACACCCCGAAAGTCGTCTCCTGGTCCCCTACGCGCTCCTACAAAAAGGGCGACCGCATCTCCTGGCGCGGGCACCTGTACGAGGCCGCACGCCCCTCGCTCGGCATCTACCCGACGGGCTACAACACCGACAACTTGTGGTGGCGCTGGTGCGGCCTGAACATCCAGCGCTACACCTACTCGCTCTACCACAACCGCACCGCCACGGCGACCGGCGAAGACGTGCGGCTCTTCGTCAACTGGTACAACTCCAGCGGCAGTTACGGCGGCCTCGGGTTCATTCAGTCAGACGCTCAATTGCTGTTCGACAGGTTCGAGACCACCCCCGCCTACCCGCAGTCCACCGGCAGCGCCCCCGCCGGATGGACGGTGCCAGCAGCCGGAACTCACGGCGTGCCGATCCCATGGGTGACGGCCTGGGGCACCTGGGCGAACGCCCGCGGTGTCGTGCGGCCCATGTCCTGGAACTCCGCGTCCACCCTGGAACGGCAAGCCGGCCGGGTGCTGTTCTTCCAGCGGGACTGGGTCTACACCCCTCCCGCCGGTCAGCAGGGCGAGCAGGCGTACGTGACGTTCATGTCGGCACCGGACAGCAGCCAGGCCACGATGGAGCACGGCCTGGCCTTCCGGTACAACGCCTCCGCCTACTGGCTCGCCTCCCGCGACCGGCTGACCTACACCACCGTCACCGTCTCCGGCGGCACCGTCACCGCGGTCAACGTCAGCGTCGTCGCCACCTGGACCCCCATCAGCTACGGCGAGCGCATGCGCGTGCGCAACCGGGCCGGAGACATCCTCGTCGAGGCCCGCGCCTGGTCAGGCTGGCGCACGCTCGCCAGCGTCTCCGACACCCGTAACAACACGGCCTTGGGCTACGGCTTGCTCGAAAGGGTCCGCACATGACCGTCCCCATTCCCCTCGCGCTGGACGGCACCACGCTGAGCACCGGCACCTTCAATCCCGCGCTCCGGCTCATCACGCAAATCGCAATGAATGCCGGTCGAAGCGTCGGCAACGGGACGATCGCCCTGACCTATTCCGACGTACCGGGCGCCTTCACTGACTTCGCGGTCGTGCCCTACGGGCCGTCCATCTACACCGATCCAGCCTTCAGCTACCCCACCTCGGCCACCATTCGCCTGGGCGGCACCGACCCGACGAATACGTGGCGGCGCCTCTCGCTGACGGTTGACGCCCCCAACAAGACCTATTCCCCGGGCCCGGTCGGCGCGATCTACGGCGTCTACGACTACGCCCGCCTGGGCGTCACCTCCTCGGCCATGGCCGTGGGCGAGACCCAGCAGCTCGCATACGCGCAGTTCGAGCGCACCCCGCCGGGAATCGACCCCGACACCAACCAGTTCGGCTCCAACCTCTTCGACCTGGAGCAGTCCTCCTACGAGGGCCGTCTGATGTTCACGCCAGTCGGCGGCGGCAGTGAAACGGACTACATGACCTACACCCGCACCAACGAGTACACCTCGTGCGGGGAGTTCTCCGGCAAGTTCGTGTACCAGAGCCCGCCGCCCACCAACTCCTATGAGGCAGTGGCCCAGTTCGGCTCATACCCGAACCTCATGGCCAAGAGGCAGACCTACGCGGACGTCAAATACCGCACCTTCCTTCCGGGCGAGGGAACGCCCGACAACCCCAACGGCACCGGCGTCACGGGCGGCAACCCCATCCCGGCCCCTGCCTCCCTGACCCTGCTGCCGCTGCAAGCCGCACTCGTGCGCGTCGAGCCCGGAGTCACCTACCAGGCACAGATTTCCGTCGCCTGCGAGGCCGCGGGCATGCAGTTCCGCTGCGCCATCCTGCGCTACGACGCGAATTTCAATCTCATCGGAAGCTTCGCGGCCGGCGACACCGTGACCGCTACCGGCGGCTACAAATGGCAGCAGGCAGCCACCGTGCACACCATGGACGCCAACGCCGCCTGGGCCGCGGTGGTCCCCCGGATCACCTCCGGCGGCGCCGCACGGGTGCAGTTCTACGTGGACGAGCACAGGCTGTGGGTCCCGAGCACGCTCGCTACCAGGAGCGCGGGCGCTTCGCCAGCCAGGGCCTGGCAGCCGCCGCGACAGCTCGTCATCAAACTGCGGGCAACACGCGTGAACCTCGCCAAGAACCCCTCCCTCCAGAACTCCCTATGGGGCTGGAACCAGGAAAAGGACTCCAGCGTGACGTCCGCGCTGACGCTGTCCACCGGGGGCGGCATCGTCGGCAACGCCGCGCAGTACAGCATCACCAGCGTTCCCACGGCCACGCTGATCAACGGCACCTCACCACGCACCGGCGTTATCTCCCAGACTGCGCAACCGGCCCTCGTCGACCGCCTGAAGCCGGACACCGTCTACACGGCGTCAATTTACGTCCTGCCCATGGCCGGCGAGGCTCCCATCACCCTGTTCGCCAACGACGGCACGAACATCATCCGCGGCACGTCCACCGCGATTTTCGACCCGACCGGGAACACCGCCTGGACCAGGCTCTGGGTGACGTTCAAGACGTCCAGCACCTACGGCGGGTCCCTTCAGCTCTACCTCGGCTACGCGGCCGACGACGTCGCCAGCGTGTACGCGGCCGTCCAGCCCGGCAGCAACGACGCCGTGTGGATGGCACTGGACCAGGCCCCCGACGTCGAGCCGACCTGGTCCCAGAGCGCGCCTTACACCGCTGGCGCCCTCGTGCAGTGGGACGGCGTGTTGTGGCAGTCCCTCGTGAAGAACGGCCCGTACGCGAACGTGGGGCCACTGACGTTCCGCTACGACCACTTGCTGGTCGAGCAGGCCGACAAGCTCGCCCCGTACTTCGACGGCAACGAGCCGAACGCCGACTACCTCTGGGAAGGCACCCCCGGGGATTCCCGCTCGCATTATTACCGCGGAAAAAGGGTCAGTCAGTACCGTCTCGATCAGCTCATTCAACGGCAGATCGGCGTGGGCGCTTCCTATCGGCTTGTGTACGCCAGCGCCCCGTGACCCGGGAATCGCCATGCTCTACCTGATCGTCCTCGCACTCGCCGCATTCTTCGTCTGGGAGTGCCTTGTGCGCCCGCTGATTGGCGCTCTGTGCTCCTTGCTGCCGGTGCCCGACATGGCAGCCGCCTACCTGAAGGCGCTGACCGCCCTGGGGGTCACCGTTGCGTTGGACCGCTGGGTGGGCCGCGATTTTCTGACGGTAATTGCGGCGGCTTCGATCGCCGGCACGCTCCACCTTCTAAGCCGTTCAGGTGAGACACCCCAAATTGCCACCGTGACAAGGGGCAGGGCCAGACGGGGGATGCCAATGCCAGGCCCGTGAGGTCAGAGCCACTGTCTCACTCCCGCGGCCCACATTCCGCCAGGTGAGTGGTCTTAAAACAAAGTCCCCTGTCGCACCTATTTCCGACGGGTCAACAGAGGCACTATCGCTGACGCCCACCCGATCAACCCATGTGAGGAAAATATGGCTTTGCGGACCGTCACCTTGGGGGTTCTGGGGGATGCAGAGGTCGCGGGAAATCTCATCGTCGACACCCTCAACGCCCACTTCTCCCTCGGTGCCGAGGACCACGAGGGCTACTTCGCCCCCTCCGACCGCTACGAACTGCACGTGATCATCCCGGCCGGCGAACAGGCCACCTCCCAGGCCGTGCACGCGTTCTGGGAATGGACGGTGCGCTGCGAACTGCCCTATCAAGCCCTGTGGGATGAGACCGGCAACGAGGCGACGGATGACGTCCTGGGCAACGTCGACAACCCCGAGAACGACATCGTCGTAGTCAGTGACCTGCACAAGGCCATGGTCGAGAAGCTCAACCAGGCCGAGAACCCGATGCTGCTGGTGCTGTCCACCGAGGCCCAGTTCGACGAGGCCACGGCCGAGGCCGCCGCCGCGGCACTGCGCGAGGGCATCCCGGTCCACGACCTCTCCCGCATGCTGCTGGAAGTCACCTGGCAGCACCTGCCCGACCACGAGCCCCCGATGGAGGCAGCCGTAGAGGTCGAGCCGGACGGACAGATGGCGCTCGTGGTCAGCGACGCCCCCGACGTGACGCTCACCGCGTCCGAAGTCGCCACCGTCAACAGGGCTTTGGAAGACGCCGAGACGTTCGTCGACGTTCTCTTCGGCGACCTGGTCAACCAAGCCGGAAATCTGCGCCAGAGCCTCATCCGCGGCCGTTCACTGCTCGCGCCCAAGCCGGAAGCGCCAGCCGAGGCCAAGGGAGACGGCGAGCCCAAGAAGACCCGGCTCGAAATCTTCAACCCCGAGACCGGGAAGTGGGAGCCGGCCGGCCGTGGCCGACCCCCGAAGACCGCGCAGACGCGGCGAGTCCCCGCCTGACAAACGGAAGACCCCCGGCGGGCATTGACCGGATTCCGCCGGGGGCCGTCGCTCTGGCTGCCACGCCATTCAACTGATCCACGGGGAGAATAGCATGATCGCCGAAATTCCCGTTGACGAGATCCTCGCCCGAGTTCCGGAAAGGGCTCGCACGGCGTACACCAATCTCGTTACGCACAAGGACAGTCGGTTCGACGAGAACACTGGATGGTCCTGCGCGTACATCACTCAGCAGGACCTTGCGGACGAAATGAAGGTCTGCCTGCGCACCGCCACCCGGGCCCTAAGTGACCTTCGCGCCATCGGACTTGTCCGTGTCCTCGCCTGGCCGGGTGCTCAGACCGAGACGCAAGTACGCGTCGGCAATGTTCCCATCGCGAGCGTATTCGGCCCTATCCGCATGGCTCAGGAGCGAATGCCTCACCACCAGCTCGTTGACTGCGCAATCCGCCTCCTCGTGAAAGAGAACCGCCACCTGGAGGAGCACATGTCGGAGAGCGAGTAACTGAGTTGACGCAGCAACTGACGCATCGAGCGCGTACATACGCACTCAAGCAAAAGCACCAGCTCTAGCTCAAGCAAGCGAACTGCTAAATAGAAACCTTCGGTTTCTATTAGCTGCCCGCGAACGGATGTTCGCGTGCACTTCTGGACCGCCACACCATCAGGAGACCGCGATGGCTCGACGCCAGATCGACCCCGACTCCGAATTTGACGCCACGGCCTGCGCCCGGAAACTCCTCCAGGGCACATCGGAGACCTCTCCAGCCCCCCGCACCGCCTGGACCCCACCCGAGCCCGCACCGCGCCGCGTCAAGCGCTCGCAAGGCCGCTCCTACGGCCCGGACAGTGTCGCCGGCCTGGCCGACTACTTCACCCGGGCGTGCCCCCCGCTGAGCTGGGCCGGCGGCCTGGAAATCGGCAACCGCCAAGCCCTCATGGCCGTCTTCAGCGACCTGCGCCGCGGCGTCGGCCTGACCCCCGACGACTGCCGCGCCCTGGTCGACCTCTACATCGCCCGGCTCGGCAAGCGCCAGCCCACCAAGCCCTACGTCTGGGACTTCAAGGTGCGCCGCTACGAGCTGCTGCGGGCGCTGCGCTCTCACGGCGTGACCGTCACAGACGCCGAGTACGAGAGCTGGAACGAAACCGCAAGCACCACCCCGGCCGAGGACCAGGCGTTCATCGCCTCTTGGGAGAACTCATGATCACGCGCCCCATGGACCCCGAGCGCGCTCGCTGGGTCGGCACCGGCCTCCCGCCCCGGCTGAGGGGCCTGACTCTCAACGACGTCGAAGACATGGGCCCCGGCCACCCGGAGGCCCTCGCGAAGGCCCGCGCCTACGTCGAGCAGTTCCGCGGCCAGCAGGACAAGAACTGGCGGGCACTTCCCACCAACCCGAACATCTTCGGGCAGGGCCTGATGTTCGCCGGCCCCCCGAACACCGGCAAGACGACCATGGCGTGCGCCGTGCTGTGCGAGCTGCGCCGCCGGTGGGGCACGAGCGTGTACTACTCGCGCTTCCCCGCCCACGTGGAACGCAAGATCGCTCTGCTCAAGGCCGGCCCGGACGCGAATCCCGAGGAACTCTCCCGCTGGACGTACGCCGTCGAACGGGTCGAGTGGGCCGATGTGGTCCTCCTCGACGACGTCGGCCAGGAGCACACGACCAACTCCGGGTACGCCGAAGACACCCTCGCGGAGCTACTTCGCCAGCGATACGACGAAGGCCGGCCGACCCTCATCACGACGAACCTGGGCGGAAGTGAGTGGGCGCAGCGTTACTCCAAGCCGCTGCGCAGCTTCATGGACCGATGCACACGCCGACAGATTTTCGTCGGCGAAGTCGCGCGGAGGGCCGACGCGTGATCGGGTACGCCGACCTCGCAGACGACGAGTCGATCCCCACAGAAGTCTTTGTGGTGTGGGAGCACTTGATCGGAATTCCCGGGCCTCGCTTTACGGAGAATCGTTTCCGCAGGCGTATGCGCTGGCACAGCCGCTGGAGCAGCCCGCTGGACCTGTTCGAGGAAACCAACGGGAAGGCCGTGGCCGAGCTGTGGCGTCTGTGGCAACGCGACGTGCAGGTAGCGCTGGTCACCTACCTGCCGGAGGAGCTGAAGGGCGACCTGGCCACCCGCGTTGACGCCGAGTGCATCCCCACCAGCCGCCTGGTGGTCACCACCCCCAATGAAATGGCCCGGCTGATCGGCCTGCTCGGCAACACCCACATCTTCCACAGCCTGCCCGAGCACACCCTGCGCTACGGCCCACGCGGCATCTACGTCCACCCGCAGAACCCCGAATTGATGCGGGCGGTGCCCTAGTGACCGCCGACTACCGCCCCGAGCCCCATCAGGACCCGCGCCGCGAGGTCGTCCAGCTCATCCCCGACCACACCAGCAAGATCGCGCGCCTGCACTCGGAAATCGGCCTGTCCGGCTACGAGGAACGGGACCTGGTCGGCTGGGCCGTCGTCATCACCTTCCTCGCCGGCGAGATGCCGCAGACCACCGTCGAGCCGGTGGTGGACGACCGGTACATGGGCCCCGTCCCGCTCGGCGACCTCGAAGAGGAAGCAGGGCCCCTGACTCTGCTGGAGATCTTGTGATCAACTACCGCATCCCCCCGGAGGACAGCAACCGCATCGTCACCCACCTGATCCCCGACACAACCGGGAAGACCTGCCAGTTCCGCTCTGAGTCCGGCGAAGCGGAGATGCAATACCTGCCCCTGGTCGGGTGGGCCGTGGTCATCCGCGCCCACGAGGGCGAGATGCCCGAGGTGACGTTCGAGCCCGTCGTGAATGACGAGTATCACGGCCCCATCGCGCTCGGCGACCTGGAGGAAGAAGTCGGGCCGCTGACGCTGGTGGACATTTCGTGAGCAGCATCGAAGAGGAGGTGATCAGCTACATCGCGCTGACCGGTGACCTGGAGACGGTCACCACCGCGCGCATCACGGCTGATCACTTCCTCGACCCGAACAACCGCAAGGTCTTCGCGGACATCCTGGCGTTCCGGGCGGATTTCGGGGAGCCGCCCACGCCGGAGGTCATCCAACGCGACCACCCGAACTTCGCCTTCCACGAGGACTCCTCCGGGCCGCTGGACTACCTCATCCGGGAGCTGCACGAGGCCCGCCGGCGCGTCATCATCGACCTCGGGCTGGACGCCGTGGCAGAGGCCCTCGACAAGAATGGCTCGGAGGCCGCGCTGCCGCTGCTGCGCATGATGCTCGCGCATGCCACGACCACCTCCGCCACCTCCCGCGAGATCGACTACGCCTCCACCGGCTCCGATCGCCTGGCCCTGTACCGCCAGGCCCGCGACAACCCCGATCAACTCCTCGGCATCCCCACTGGATTCCGGTTCCTGGACAAGGTCACGCTGGGCATTCAACCGCAGCAGATGATCGTCCTCACCGGCCTAGCCAAATCGTGCAAGACAACGGTCATGCTCGGCATGACCCGCTCGGCATACGACTACGGCGCCAAGCCGCTGCTGATCTCCTTCGAGATGCCGTACGCGGAAATCGCCCGCCGCCTGGACGGCTTCCTCGCGCAGGTCAACCCGAAGAAACTCCAGACCGGCGACCTCAGCCCCCGCGAGTGGCGGGCCCTGGAAGAGGCACTCAAAGGCCCGCTCGGCGAGCAGCCCTACATCATCACCGAGGACCGCGCCGGCGTCATGACGCTGACCGGCATTCAGTCGAAAATCGACCAGCTCTCGCCCAGCGTCGTCTTTGTCGACGGCGCGTACTTCCTTTTCGACGAGGTGTCCCGTGAGTCGGGGACACCCCTCGCGCTGACCAACATCAGCCGCGGCCTGAAAAAGCTCGCCCTGAACAACGACATCCCGGTCGTCGTCACCACTCAGTCGCTGTCTCACAAGGTCGGCGCCAAGGGCCTGACCGTGAACAGCCTCGGCTACACATCTGCCTGGGGCCAGGACGCGGACCTCGTCGTCGGTATGGAATCCACCGACGAGGACTTTTTCTACCGCATGAAAGTCCTCGCCTCCCGCAATGCGCCACCCCAGGAGCACCTCATCTCCATCTCCTGGGACCCGCCCGCGTTCGAGGAGGAGGAAGTTGACGACCTCCCCTACTGACGTCTGGGCGCACCTCGCCGCCTACAGCAATCCCGTGCCGTCCGACGTCGCCGGCGCCATGCAGCGCCTCGGCATCGAGGTATTGCGGGAGTTGAGCCCACCCGACTCTGGCCGGGAAGACGGACCGCCGGCCGTCGTTCTCGGTCAACTCCCGTACGGGGCTCTTCAATTGCTTCTCGTGCGGGTACGCCGGGATGTTCATCGACCTGGTTGAAGACCGGCTGGGGTACGCGCGTGTGGAGGCGTGGCAGTGGATCGCACGCCACGGTGTATACCGCACCCGCGACGAGGAGCAGCCCGAACGCAAGGAACCAGAGGAGCGGATCACTGAAGCCGCGCTGGCGCTTTTCGAACCCCCTCCACCGGAAGCCCTTGCCTCCCGAGGACTGACTGCCGAGTCCTGCTCTGCGTACGGGGTGCTGTGGCATCCGAGGAAGAGGCACTGGATTCTTCCTATCCGCAATCCGATGACGGGGGAGCTGTGGGGATGGCAGGAGAAGGGCAAGCGGTTCTTCCGGAACTACCCGCAGGGAATTCTCAAGTCCCGCACGATTTTCGGTGAACTCACCTGGACCGGCACCACGGCACTGCTGCTGGAATCCCCTCTCGATGCCGTGCGCGCCCATTCCCTGGGCATCGAGGGTGCGTTCGCGGCCTTCGGGGCGCACGTCTCGGAAATGCAGATGCGGCTCATCAAGGCCCGCTGCTCGACTCTCATCCTCGGCCTGGACAACGACGCCGCCGGCCTCGCCTCACGCGACCGGCTGTACGCGCGCTGGCGGCCCAGGGGGCTGGCGATGAAGTTCCTCGACTACCGCGGGATCTCCGCGAAAGACCTGGGCGACATGGACGACGACGCGGCCAGGTCCGCATACGCCGGCGCCCATTACCCGTGGCGCAGGAGGCGCTGATGTTCACCGGCAAGTTGCACCCGTACCAGCATGACGGCGTCGACCGCATCCTCTCCGACCGCCACATCCTGGTCGCGTACTCCATGGGCACCGGCAAAACCGTCATGACCATCGCAGCGCTCGAAGAGATGCTCGGCCGAGGCGAGATCCGGTGCTGCGTCATCCTCGTGCCGTCCGCCCTGAAATTCCAGTGGGCCCAAGCCATCGCGGCCTTCACCGACGCCACCACCCGCACCCTGAAGGTCCGCGGCGCCACCCTCACCGTCCCGACCGAGGACGTATGCGTGGTCGTCAACGGCACCCCGGCCAAGCGCCAACAGCAGTGGGAGGCAGCCCAGCACGCGGACTACGTGATCGCCTCCTACGGGGCCGTTCTGCACGACTGGAAGCACCTGTGCGCTGTATGGGCCGACGCGCTCGTGCTCGACGAGGCCACCGCCATCAAGAACTTCGCGGCCCAGACCAGCAAGCGCATCAAGAAACTCAAGCCGCCAGTGCGGATCGGCCTGACGGGGACCCCGGTTGAGAACAGGCCCGAAGAGGTCTACTCCATCATGGAGTGGGTCAACGAAAAGATCCTCGGACGCTGGGATCATTTCGACAAGTCGTTCATCAACAGGAACTGGTTCGGCGGCGTCACCAGCTACAAGAACCTCGACCTGCTGCACCGGAACCTCTCGAAGGCGATGATCCGGAAATCCCGCCTGGACCCGGAGGTCGCCAAGTACCTGCCTGCCGTCACCGAGACGACGCATCCGGTGCAGCTCGACAAGACGACCCGGGCCATCTACAAGGCCATCCTGCGCGACCTCCAGTCCGCTATGGAGGAGCTGGCGGAGGCCGGCCAGGAGCTGGACGTCGCCGCCTACTACGCCGGCGTCCGCCCGGACGGGGGCTTCGGCGCCCAGGGCAAGGTCATGGCCCGTATCCAAGCGGCCCGGTTGCTACTGGACCACCCCCAGCTCCTCATGGACTCCGCGGTCGCCTACCACGAGAGCAAGACCGAGGGTTCGGAGTACGCCGCGGAGTTCGCCGCCTCGCGCATCGACCTGCCCGACCTGCACACCTCGCCCAAGTTGAACGCGCTGGACGAGCTGGTCGCGACCATGACGGCCGAGGGCGCGAAGGTCGCCGTCTTCACTGACTACCGCCGCCTGCTTCCGTATCTCTCCGAGCGGCTCGAAAAGCATGGCGACCTGGTCCTCTTCCACGGCCAGCTCACCGCGGACAAGAAGGCCGCAGCGCTCGCCAAATTCAAGACGGACCCCGAGTGCAGGATCTTCCTGTCGACGAACGCCGGCGGTTACGGGCTCGACCTGCCCGAGGTCCAGTACCTGATCAACTACGACCTGCCCTACAGCAACGGTCTGTTGGCCCAGCGCAACACCAGGCACGTCCGCGCCAGCTCGCAATTCGACCGCGTCCACGTCGTCAACCTCGTCGTGGAGGACTCCATCGAGGAACGCGTACAGGCCACGCTCCGACTGCGCCAGAGCCTGTCTCAGGCCGTGGTCGATGGCCGCGGCGCGGGCTCGCTGGATATGGACGTGGAAAGCCTCTCTGACCACATCGGAAATAACGTCTGAGGGCACTCGTTTGGCCGATTGGCGGTCATTTTTTCCGCTCGTAGGGTCAACTGCACGGAGCTTTGGAGTAGCTCCTTCGCACCACCCCTACGGGAGCATTGCGTGCCTGAAGAAAACAATCCCACGGCCGCCCCGGAACCTCAGCGCATTCCGTTCGACCCGATCATCCCGGTGTTCCGAGAGTGGGCGGTCCTCAAAGCGCAGGTGACCGAAGAGACTTCACGTCTCAACAAGCTCCGCGACAAGGTGGCCCTCGCGGTCGAGCAGCGCGGCTACGCCGATCACAAGGGAAGCCAGTACCTGGACCTCCCTTTCCCGGTGCCAGCCGGCGACAACGAGTACATCCGCATCAAGCGGGAGCGCCGCGTTTCCATTGTCGCCGACGAGGAGACCGCAGAGCGGATTCTCAAGGCTAAGAGCGAAGCGCTGTATCGACGGGCCTTTCCTCCGGTCCCGACCCTGGACGCCGACGAGCTGTACGTCCTGCTCCAGGAAGGCCACCTGACCGAAGCGGAGATGGACGAAATCCTCGTCCAGCGGGAGACCTTCGCCTTCCGGGGTCTGACGTCATGATTCACCCGCAGCGAAAGCCGCTCGACGTCTACCCCGGAACCGCCCGTCCCCTCGGCGTCCCCCACCCCGTCCAAACCCCGAGCGTCGGGGCGGTGGTTCGCTGGGACGAAGACCCGGTCTACAAGAAAATCAGCGGCTTCTACCGCGAATTCTTCGCGATCAGCCACTTGGCCAACGCGCTCGGCCGGTCCACGAAGACGATCTACAAGTGGGAATCCAGCGTCCCCCCGCTGTTTCCGTCTGCGACCTGGATCTACAACGGCGAATCCAAGAACGGCCGGCGGCGCCTCTACACCCGTCGGCAAATCGAAGGCGTCGTCGCCATCGCCTACGAAGAGGGCGTCCTTTCCGGGTCCAGGCGTTTCATCTCCCACACCCAATTCCCGGACCGCTGCCACGAACTGTTCCGGCAGACGCGCGCCGTCCTGCCTGAACCCATTCACGACTGGAGCTGACTCATGCCCGAAACACGCACCTACGGACGCCGCCGCTCCCTCCCCATCCGCAAGGCCGAGCAGGAGGGATTCGACAACGGCCGCACGGACGGCACCATTACCCGCCGCGAGGCCATCACCGGACGCGTCGTGAAGACAGGCAGCGCACCCACGCACCAGGCCGGCTGGGACGACGTCGACAAGGTCGCCTCCGCGGCCGGCGGCGGGGATCTCTACCTCAAGGTCAACGAAAACCGCATGGTCATCAAGATCCTCGGCGACGGGCCTTTCGACGTCTTCGCGTCGCACTGGATCGACGAGATCGAGGACGGCTCCAAGTCCGTCCGCTGCTGGGGAACTCCGGACTGCCCGCTGTGCGCGATCGGCGACAAGGCGAAGCGTTTCAGCGCTTGCTTCGACGTCGTCTCGCTGGAAGACCCGGAGTACCCGGTCATGAAGGTCTGGGACGTCGGGATCAAGATCGCCCGGCAGCTCAAGGAAATCGCCGGTGACGAAAAGCGCGGCCCTCTCAACCGGCCCGACCTCTACTTCACGATCCGCAAGGAGACCAAGAAGAAGAGCGTCGAATACACCCTGGAGCGGGTCAAAGAACGCGACCTCGATGAGGAGTACAACGTCGCCCCGCTCGACGCAGAGGCCCTGCGGCAGTTCCAGGCCGAGTGCCACGAGTACGGCGACAAGGTGAAGGAGGCGCTCGACGAGGAGGCCATGGAAGAGATCGTCCGCCTGCTCATGGACGACGCCTGACGGCCATTCCAGCCCCGCAAGCAGCCCGCGCCGGCGCTACCCCCCACGCTCCGCCGGCGCGGGCTTTCCCGTCTCCTCACCGGCCCGGGGTTCTCGTGCAGCTCATCACCGACACTGTTCAACTCGCGGATGCCGTAAGCCACTTCAAGGCACAGGACGGCTTCGCGTTCGACGTCGAAACCACCGGCGAACACCGCGGCGTGCCCGCCGTCAACGACGTCGTGTGGATTTCGTTGGCCACCAACGGCCGCACGGTCGTCATCCCGATGGGGCATCCCAACGGATACAACCTGCTCCGGAAGGCGACCCGGCGAAAAAACAAACGCACCGGCGAGTGGGAGCACCTCCCTGCACAGTGGGAGGAACCGCCGCCCCAGCTCCGGCCCTCCGTGGTGTTCGACGCCCTGGAGGAGCTGCTGTTCTCCGAGCGGATGAAGGTGGCCCACAACGCCCCCTTCGACCTCTTGAGCGTCGCGAAGTACTACAAGGGCGCCTACCCGCCCCCGCCGTACGGGGACACCATCGTCGGCGCGTGGATGCTCAACGAGAACCGGCCCATCGGCCTCAAGCCCCTCGACAAAGAGCGCTGGAACCTCGTCTACGACACCGAGGAAGTCGGCCGGTGCATCGAGAAGCACGGCTTCGGCACGGTCGCCGACTACGCCTACATGGACGCGGCTTCCACCTGGCTCCAGTGGCTCCACATCCGGCCGGGCATCACCGCCGAGGGTCTGGAGGACATGTGGGCCCTGGAGATGGACGTCCTTGCCTGCGTCCTCCACATGGGCTCGGCCGGCGTCCCGGTCGACATCATGGCCCTGGAACAGCTCCGCGCATCGCTGCGCGAGCGCATGACCGAGTGCGAGGCCGGCGTCTACCGCGCGGCCGGCAGGGTCTTCAACATCGGCTCCACCCCGCAGAAGCAGAAGATCCTCTACGAGGAGCAGGGGTTGCGCCCCCGCAAGCTCACGAAAAAGGGCGCCCCGAGTACCGACGCCGAGGCCCTGGAGCCGTACAAGGGCCGCAATGCCGTGGTCGACGCGATCCTGTCCTACCAGGAAGTCTCGAAAATCCTCTCCACGTACGTGGAGGGCTACTTGGGAAACCCGGAGGACGACAAGCCGACACAGATTTTCGGCGGCCGTATTTATCCGATCCTCAAGCAGTACGGGACCGTCACCGGACGATTCTCATCCTCCAAGCCGAACGTGCAGAACTGGCCGAGGGCAGACACCGAGTGGGGCAAGGCCATTCGCGACCTCATCGACCCACTCGAAGGGTTCGTGCTCCTGGTCGCCGACTACGCCCAGATCGAGCAGCGGATTTTGGCGCACTTCGCTGGCAAGGGCGCCTTGTGGCAAGGGTTTTGGGACGGGGTGGACGCCCACACCGCTACCGCGGCGGCGGTATTCGGTGTAGCCCCCGAGGACGTCACCAAGCAGATGCGGCAGGTGGCCAAGGCGATTGCGTTTGCCATCAACTACGGCGCCGGCCCTCAGAAAGTGGCCGACATGTCCCACACCACCTTGCGCCGCGCGAAGCAGATCCTGGCCGAGCACGAGAAGCAGTTCCCTGAGGTCTACGCCTACAAGCGGAAACTGCTGCGCACCGTCCGCTCCCGTCGGCCGGAGCCGTATCTGCGCACCCTGCTGGGCCGTAAGCGGCGCCTGCCCGACCTTCTCAGCCACGACCACGCCCGCCGGGGAAAGGCTGAGAGGCAGGTCGTCAACTCCCACATTCAGGGCAGCAACGCCGACATGACCAAGCTCGCCCTCACCCGCCTGCACAAGAACTTGCTGCCGGACATGCAGATTCTGCTCACCGTGCACGACGAAATCGCTGCCATGTGCCCGGCAGGCATCGCAGAGGAGGGCGCCAAGGTGCTGCACGATGCGATGGCCGGCCCCGAGATGCAGCTCCTTTCCGTGCCCGTTACCACGGACGTGAAAATCTGCAATCGCTGGAGTGAAGCGAAATAATCATTCGATCTACCCTGGCATCATGCCGACCCAAATCTCCGAAGCACCGGCCATCTTCCGCGGAATGCTCCGCGACGTTGTCGCGTGCAGCGACTACCACGAAGTGTGCCGGATGCTTGGCATGGTGCCCGCCGGCCCCGACGTGGACCAGATCGAGCACTACAAGTCGCACATGCGGATCGAAGAGTTCAACACGGTAGCGGGCCCGGTCTTCACCTACGCGGATATCGCGGCAGACGTGCTCTACCGCCTCGTCCGCCTGAATCGCGACGACGAGGACGACGAAGCGGACGAGGACGACCCGGAGCGAGCCATGTTCACGGTCCTCAGTCGCACAGCCGCCGCCACCGTCATCGGCCATCTCCTCGAAAACGGCACCCTGGGAGTTACGAGATGACCTCCGACTTCTGGCTCAACAAGCTCCGCGAGACGGGCGGAGCGCCGGAGCCGGCCGCCCCCCAGGCCGGCCTCACGTCCTCGGGCACGCCCTGGTGGGCCCACCCCACCTACGGCGCACCGCAGGCCCCCGCACAGCCCCAGCAGTCCGTGCAGCCCCAGCAGGGCGTCTACCGCACGGACAAGGCCCAGTCCGCCAAGTCCACCGAGCGGTGCCCCTCGTGCGGGAGCGAAGACTACTGGCGCCCCACGCCCAACACTCAGTTCATCTGCAACGACTGCCACTACCCGGTGCAGAACAGCACCCAAGGCGTGGCCATCTCCAACAAGGACGCACCGACGAAGGCTTCACTGCACCAGGCGAAGGGGGCCGGCTACCGGCCCGACCTCATTGTGGGGCGGATGTGAGCCGCATTCTCCTCGTCTGCGCCATCGTTTGTTTCACCGCAGGAGCCGTCCTTTGCGTCTGGTCAGCCGTGGACACCGCGAGCAATCCGCGGGACTACCAGTGCCTCGGAACGGACGACGAACCTGCGGGCTGCCCGTAAATAGAAAAATGCCTCACCCATTTGGCGCTGTGCGGTGATTTTTTCGGTCCATACGGTCATCGTATGCCGCTCAGCGATGAGGCCCGCGCCGTCATGGCGCAGATCAATAAGAAACACGGCCCCGGCTCGGTCATTGTCGCCTCGACAATGCCCACCGTCTCGCGCTTCACGACCGGCTCCCTCTCCCTCGACGTCATGTTGGGAGGGGGCTGGCCGGCCAACCAATGGAATGAGATCCTCGGCGCCGAAAGCTCGGGGAAGACAACGATCGTTCACAAGACGATCGCAGCGAACCAGCGGCTCGACCCGGAATTCCAGACGTTCTGGGTAGCCGCAGAGCACTACGACATCGAATGGGCCTCCACCCTCGGCGTGGACGTCGACCGGGTTGCGGTCTACTCCACGAATGCCATGGAGGACGCCTACACCGCCATGCTGAATGCGGCGGAGTCCCGTGCATTCGACGCGGTGGTGCTGGATTCCTACCCGGCCCTGGTCGCTGACGACGAGGCCGAGAAGGACATGGACCAGGCCACCATTTCCGCCGGCGCGAGGGTCACGGGCAAGTTCTTCCGCAAGGTCGGCTCCGTCACCCGCCGCAGCCTGGTCGAGAACGAACGGCCCCTGCTGGCGCTGATCATCAACCAGTGGCGGGACCAGATCGGCGGCTGGAGCCCGGCCGGCATGACCCCGAAGACCTCCCCTGGTGGGAAGGCGAAGAACTACGCCTACTACACCCGCCTTGAGGCTTCCCGCACGGAGTGGATCGACGAGAAGCGGCCCGGCGGCGGCAGCCTGCGCGTGGGCCAGGTCATCAAGCTCAAGACGATCAAGAGCAAGAGTGCGGCCCCTCAGCAGGTGTCCTCCATCCGCTTCTTCTTCGCTGATTCCGCAACCGGCATCCGCAAGGGCGACTACGACACCGCGGCCGAGATGGTCACCATGGGCGTCCTGTACGGCCTGATCAAGCTCGAAGGGGCCTGGTACAAGTACGGCGGCCACCAGTGGCACGGCGAGAAGAAGATGCGGGCCTCCTTCCTGGAGGACATCGACCTTCAGGAGCAGCTCGCTGCGGACGTCCTGGCCCTGGTCCAACCCGGTGCGGCGTGATGGACCGCCGACTTAAAGCCTCCCGCGATCAGGAAAAACGTCTCGCCCGCAAGGTCGGTGGCACAACCACGGCCGGTTCCGGAAACGGGTGGGCGGTGAAAAACGACGTCCGGAACTCTAAGTGGTCCATCGAGTGCAAGACCACTCAGGCTGCCCGTTTCGCCCTGACCAACCGGGATTTGCTGAGCGCCGAGAGGAACGCCCTCCTCGACATGCGGGAGATGGCCTTCGCGGTCGAAATGTGCGGCCGGAACTGGGTTGTCATCTCGGAAGAGAACTTCCTGCGGTTCCTTGAACTGGAGGCGGATGCCTGATGGGAATCCGCGCCGTCATCCACGCACCGGACTGGTCCCCCAAGCACCACCGCGGGGAGGCCAAATGCCGCGACGAATCCCTTTCCCCTACTCGCAGCCGTGACGTTTTCTTCTCCGACGAGAGCCTCGCCCTCGACGTGTGCAACGGCACCTGGGACGGGGTTACTTGCCCGCGCCGCGCCGAATGCCTGCACGTCGCCATGGTCAACCGCGAGAACTACGGCGTTTGGGGCGGGATGACCCCAGAAGACCGGCTCGCCCTGCGCATGCGCTATCCGGCCATGCCCGAACGCTGGACCTGGCATCCGCCCAGCGACGAAGTCACACCCGATCAGCAGGAGAACCAGTGGCCCCACGCGTCGTAAAGGGCGGTCCCCGCCTCACCGAATATCTCAATGCCACCAAGAGCATCGAGCCCCTCTTCGGCGACTTGCAAAAGCACGTGTTGGAGCAGGCCGCCAAGCCCTCCGGCCGGCCCCAGGACGTCATCCACCCCAGCGAAATGGTCAAGTCCGACTGGTGCCATCTCGCCGCGTTCCACCGGTTGCGCCTTCAAGTCGAGCCCGCCGAGAAGGCCAAGACGACCTTCACCCGGGAGAACATCTTCGAGGAAGGTCACCGGACGCACTCGAAGTGGCAGCGCTGGCTTACCGAGATGGGCCGCCTGGCCGGTGACTGGAAGTGCTGGTACTGCGGCGACGTCTTCTGGAACGACACCACGCCGGCCGAATGCCATACCTGCGGGGCGCCGCCCTCCTGCCTGGAGTACGCCGAAGTCCCCCTCAACGCTGACCCGCTGCGCATCGGCGGCAAGGCCGACGGCTACAGCCCCGAGGACACCGCCCTCATCGAGATCAAGACCCTCGGCCTGGGCTCATTGCGCTACGAGCGCCCGGAGTTCCTTGACCGGTACACGGTGGAGACCGAACACGGCCGCCTTCCCGACCTGACCCGGCTGTGGCGGGACTTTCGCCGACCGCTACCCACCGCGGTCCGACAGGTCCAGCTCTACATGTACCTCGCGAACCACTTCGAGGATCTGCCGGCCGAACGGACCGTCTTCTTCTACGACTTCAAATCCACCCAGGAGACGAAGTCCTTCACGGTCACGTACGACGAGAGCTTCTCCGAGCCGCTCATCGAAGCCGCTGCCGCAATCGTCGACTGCCTCCAGGCCGACACCGCCCCGTTCTGCAACGTCAACGGCCGCTCCGGCTGCCCCTCCTGCCTGGAATTCAAGGAGAACGACAAGTGAGTGCCGCCGACGACCTGTGGGAAAAGCTGGAGAAGCTCGGCTTCGAGAAAGAGGAGAAGCCGGACGGCTTCATGCCACAGCTCCCCGCGGACATCACCTCCCTCGACGACCGCCAGCTCATGACGCTCTACGGCGAGTACGTGAGCTGGACCGCTTACGCTGCCATGCGCCTGGTGGACGCCCGCACCAACGTCCGCGCCGCCAAGCAGAACCTCGACTACTCCACAGCCCGCGCAGCGCTCGCCGCGTCCACGGAGAAGACCGTGGCCGGCCGCAAGGCCGCCGCCGCGGCCGACACCCAGGTCCAAGAGGACGACAAGCGCCACCTCAACGCCCTCGCGCTCGCCGAGGGCCTGGAGATGGTGCACAAGAATGCCGAGGCCCGCGCCCAGTTCTGCTCGCGCGACCTGTCCCGTCGGCAAAACAGCCAGGCCGACACCCGCTACAGCAAGTGGGGGCTCTGATGCCGCGGATCTCCATCGGCATCGACCAGTCGTACACCGGCTGCGCGATCGTCCACTACAACGCCACCGACGGCACGGCGACGGAGACCGTCTACGACTTTTCCCCCAAGGTCGCCGGCACTGGCATCGAGCGTATCCAGCACGTGCACCAGACGCTGTCCGTGCACTTCGAGCGGGTCAGCGTCCTCGGGCAGATCACCCACATCTGCTACGAGGGTTACGCCTACGGCGCCAAGTTCCGGCGCGAGGAGCTGGGCGAGCTGGGCGCGGCAATGAAGCTCGCCCTGGCCGAGGTCTTCCCCGACCATGTCCAGCGCCGTATCCACGCGGTCGCTCCGGCGACGGTGAAAAAGTACGTGACCGGCTCCGGCCGCGCCGACAAGGACAAGATCCTGCTGTCGGTGTACATGCGCTGGCAGCACCAGGCCGCCAACCACGACGCAGCCGACGCCTACACCCTCGCGCGAATCGCGCAGGCCCTGGCCGATCCCGAGCCGCCGGAGCTGAAGTTCCAGCAGGAGGTATTGGACACCATCCGCCGACCGGGGAAGTCACGCACCAAGCAACCCGCATAACACACGGTAATTCCTCCGCCATACGCTCCCTGCATCAGCTCAAAATGCAGGGAGCGTATTTGTCGTGCAGACTCAGCCCGCAGCAGTGAAGGAGAAGGAGTTCCGAGTCAAGAGCGTCACTCCTCCTCCGGAACTCGGCTCCGCAATTGCCCACGCGATCAAGTCCGGCAATCAGGTAGTCCTCAAGGCCGTCGGCGCCGGCGCTATCAACCAGGCCGTGAAGGCTATCCCCATCGCCCAGTCCTTCGTGTCCTCGTTCGGAACCAAGTTGATCGAGGAGATCACCTTTTTCCGCAGCAAGACACAGGAAGGTGAGATCCTCGGCATCGCGATCCGCGTGATGGGCACCTGAATATCGGCAGAAAATCCCGAGACCTAAACTCGCCCCATCAGGCCCGCTCACTTCTGACTCGCACATTGATCATGTTCTGACTTCCGAGGGCCACGCACATGCCGCGCGGAGGAAGACATGACGCACTGGACTCCCCCCAACCGAGGAAGGACCAACCTCGGCGGCCCGCTGTCCACGGGTCAGTTCCCCACCATGGGCGATGAGCTGCATCGGGTGACCTGGGTCCGCCCCGAGGGCGGCCAGAGCACCAGCCGCCAGGGCCTGTCCAAGTCCGGCGGCAACGAATACGGCCGCAACACCCACCGCCCGCACCGCACCACTTCTGCGGCCGAGACCTTCGGCCCGGCCGGCGTCGTACAGATCAAGCGCTCCCTGCACGGCCCCGGCTGCTCCTGCTGCGCCACCACCGGCCGCTACCGCATGCCGTCCGCGTTCGGCAGCCAGGAGGCATTCCGCGGAGGCGCCGCCACCGGGAAGCGGGGCTGAACCATGTGGCCTCTCCTCGCTGGCGTCGCCGCCCGGGTAGGGGTGTCGACGGCTGGACGCACCGCCGTCACCTCCGCCGCATCGAGCGGAGCCATCAGCGCCGGCACCACCAGCGCCAGCTCCGGAAGCCGCCTGCTGTCCGCCGCCCAATTCGCCAACACCGGCGTCCGCGCGGCCTCTTCCGACAAGCCCAACCAGTCCTCCGCACCACCGCCTCCGCCGGGCGACCAGTCGGGGTGGTTGCGCTCATGAGCACCGCCGTCACCTCACCCAGCCCACTGGCCGATTTCCGCAGCGCCATCCGCATGACCGGCACGTCCGTGGACGGCTCCCTCGCTCCGGCACCGCCAGCTACCCCGGGCCGCACCGCGGCCACCGCTCCACCCCACGACCGCACAGCCACCGCCGAGTTTGCCCACGGAGCCACCACAGGGAGGTGACCCATGCCGGAGTTCAACCCGCAGCAGTTCCGTCAGAACTCGTTCGACGGCTACGGGGACCGCTCTCTGCGGCCC